CCAGATACCAGTATCACCGTCAAAACTGCCTGCAATGATTCTTCCAGTTGATGTGACACATAAAGCATACCAGTATCCATCTGTCTTGTTTGACTGAGTCCAGTTTATGCCGTTATCATCGGAGTACCATATACCACTATTACTACCTACAATAACTCTTCCAGTTGATGTGACACATAAAGCATACCAGTATCCATCTGTCTTGTTTGACTGTGCCCAGGTTGCACCATTGTCATCAGAGTACCAGATACCATCAGCATTACCACCTGCAATAATTCTTCCAGTCGGTGTAACATATAAAGACCGCCAAGTTCCGCCTGTCTTATTTGACTGTACCCAGTTTACACCTGCTGGAATAATACCAGCTTCTCTTAATTTAATCATGCTACGCCTCCCTGCATCTGATTACCAGGTTGAGCATTACCAGGTGCCTGTGCTTGCTGAGCTTGCTGTTGTTGTGCCTGTTGCTCAGCAGCTTGTTTAACGAGATTCTGTACCCAGGCAGTGAATCCATTAAGAATACTGTCTGTGAGACTTTCTTTCTTTTGTTTAAGTTGTTCTGTCCATGTTTTACGGATAGTATCATTAATGACTGCCTGGTCCATATTAATCTCCCTGCTGTGCTTCAGCAATGTAAGCATGTTGAATAGGTTTAACTTCTACTGTTGCCTTACGTACCTTAAAGATAGTATGGTCTTCTTTTGGCACTACAACATTGTCTGATGAACCAAGTTCCCATACTTCTGCAAGCTCTGGGAAGTTCTGGTTGACACCATACAACGTTTGACCATTAGCCCATACATAAGTACCGTCAGCAGGTAAAGTATCTTTATACCAGCGAATGCCGGCACCAACAGGTACATTGTCAAACTGAAGCAGCGATAATGTATGAAGCTCTGTTTCAAGAGCAGCGATACGGTCAAGCAATACTTTTACAACACCGATGACATCTTTATCATTACCGAGTTCATTTGTCAAGTACTGTGCACTTGATATACCTGCTGTGCGTTTACCAGCTAACAATGCTTCAATATTATCTGCTTTATGCTTAGCACCGTTAGCAATTGTTTTTGCTTTGTCTTCAATTTCATCAAAGTACGCTTTAATACCATGAGGGTCACTACCAAGACTAACTTGCTTATTTGCATGTGTTTCAAACACCGCTTTCGCAGCATTATATGCATCAGCAAGTTTGGTCATAGCATTTATAGATGATCCTGATACCTGAGGCATACTTGGAAAATTAACCTCTGTAAATGCACTCATAGATTACCCCTCTACTGTTTTTCCACGGTAGTGTACGATAAATGTCATACCAGGCTCAATGACAGCGTCTGGTATTGACATAACATTATAGCCTGATACATCACCCTGTTTATCCACAGTTGGTTCAAGGGTTACAGCTTCAAGCACTTCCAGACTGTTATCATTAAACTCAGTCACTGCTGCTGCAATGATATCATCATCTGAGTCTCCGTCATTGAGGTCATACTCAAATGACTGATAGTCTGTGCTTAACTCACCCATATCAGTTATATCAAATGCATCGCTGTAAATAACAGTTACCATACGAGGTGTAGGTTCCTCCTCACCCCCATCATCTGGTGTAACAGGTGTTGTGTCACCAAGCAGACCTGCTGGAATTGTATATCCTAAAAGACCTTCAGCGGCAGTCTTACCAACTACTCCAGTCTTTACGAGATCAATGAGCAAGCACTGATACTCACGTGACTTGCGAATATTACGCAAGTTCATATTTGTCAATTTACATCTAGCCATATTAATTTCCTCCTATAATAGGCCCATAGTTCCAAGATAATTATAAAGAGTGCGTTCAGCATCTCTTCCTGATTTCATAGTGTCCATTTGCTTTCGGATATATTCCTTAGCCTTAGGATCTATGTTTGCTCTATCAAGCCGTCTATACATTACATCAACAGAAGGTACATCACCTCGTTGTATATCCTGCTGAACTAATGATACACGGTCATCCATCTGCTTACGTTCTACATCAGTAAGCTGGTCAACAGGCTTTGCTGAAAGCCTACTACTACCAGGCTCATTAACAAGAACAAAGTTAGTTTTGCTCCAGTCCGGCGTAGCCGTACCTTTAGCATAGCTGTCTCTACCGTTACCCATATCAGTAACATAGTTAAACGGGTAACGAGTACCGTGAATCGTTCCCCGTATACGTATTAAATCCCAGAAGCGTATACCTAGTACATGTCGCAGTGTACCACTACTAGCAGATACTTGTGTCTGGTTAGACTCTGCTAAGTATAGCAGTTCACCTGCAACAGGTGCTGGTACATTTAAGTAGGCAACTACTTGCCCACTTTTACTTGGCTTCCTGAACGTAACACGCAATACTTTATATAATACAGCATATTCAAGTTTAATAATATGCCCTGTATCTCCACCCGTTGCTCTTGGTTCAACTACTTTAATATTAGTAGAAGAACCAAAAACATCAGTAATGTACTGCTCAATACTCCGGTCTTGTTTCTGACCTAAGTACTGTCGGTAGTCATCATCTGGGATTTCGTAAGACTTACCAGTTGCACGGTCTGTAAGCTCATGCATCTTTGTAGATAGACCTTTACCATTGTACAATGACTCTGGTTTAGTTCCTCTTACTATCTTACTTGGAATCTGACCCCAGTATGATGACATATCATTACCTCACTTAGACAGTCTGAATGTCTACGATTGGTTCACGCAGCTTGATTACAGTGTATGTGTAAGGGTACTCTGTAAAGATAGCACCCATTTCATGAAGTGCAAGAGGCATCATATTCTTAGGATGACGGAATCCGTTACCATACTGGAATGATGCAAGACCACCATCCTGGAGTGTTGGTGAACCATATGTGATACGCTGTGACAGGTCAAGCTTAGTAATAAGCTCGTTAGGGATTGCAAGATCCTTAATCTTTGGAGGTTCAGACTTGCCCCATGTCTCCTGGATGTAGTTATCAATTTCCATTGTAGCATTGTCCCAGCTGTTATAAGCAAGATCATTCTTTGGACCAATGATAATTACGTCAGTAGGAAGGTTCATATCTTCTACTACTTCACGAATTGTCTGTGAACCAATCTGGTAGTCAGTAGTAGTAACACCACGCTGATATACGATTGGACCAGCAACTGCGTTTTCACGGATAACCTTTACATCATCACCTTCCTCATAACCCATAGCAATACGAGTTACAGGGTTCATCCAAACACCTACTTCAGAGTAAGGAACTGTTGACTTTGTAAGGAATACACCACGCATGATTGTATCGATAATGTGCTCACGTACACCATTTACTTCACGCTGAACAATGAATCCACCTGCCTGCTCTGTTGAGTAGCGCAAACGAGATGGCTGGTCGCGGAATGGAAGATCAAGACCGAGACGTACTTCAGGATGCGCTGGGTCTGTGTACCATGGGAAGAGATCTGCAAGACCTTCCATAGCGCCAACAACTGCATTTGAACCAGAAGTATATGTACCTGTACCATCAAAGCGGTCATATGAACCAGCAAATGGACCTGATGAAACAGTGATTGCAGCGGCAGTCCAGTTCTGGAATACTGTCTGTGGCATACCAACAATTTCACGGTTCATTGCAACTTCAAGGAATTCACCGTCATTCCATTCAGATACAGTTGTACCTACTGACATAAGTGTCAACTGACCTGGCTGATTTTCAAGAATCAAATAGATTTCTGATACATCAGCTGTTGCCCAAGGCGCAGCACCCTTTGTCTTAATCAACAGACGGCCGTTTTTAAAGTTGCTGTTGAATACGTTAATTGGTGTCTTGATTGTGAAAGGAACACCCTGTGTAGGTGTAAAGCCTGTGTTAGCAACAGGATTGTAATCAGTGCCAAGTGATGGAGCAGTGATACAAGAACGAAGCTGATGAACAACACCGAACTTACCATGGATAGCAAAGTTCTTGAAAAGAGATGCAACGTTTACACGGAGAGAGTGCATGCGTGTCGCATAGTCTGTTTCAAAAGCAGCTCTCTTGTCTTTTGTTTCAAGGTTAACCATCATGTCAACACTGAAACCATCTGATACAGTACCATAAGTAGCACGGAATGTACCATATTCAAGTTCACCAGGACGATTCAATGAAACGTCACGGTTGAATACCTGTGAGTTCAAAGTACCACCAGTGTTGGTAGTAGCAAGAAGCATACGATATTCAAACTTGTCGTTGAACTTCCACTCTTTCTTTTTGCCCCTAATCAAACGTACTACATCTGACTGACATGGGAACAAACCATTAAGCAAGTAGTCTACAATGAATACCTGCTTACTTAAACCTTCAATTTGGTCTCTTGAAATAGGCATAATTTTATCCTCCATTATGCAAATATATTTTCTGCTATACTAAGCAGGTTTAGAGCCGACCGCCAAGAGCTGATGTAATATTTTTCATAGTATCATCAGGCTCGTCTTTTTTATCTTCAGCAGGTTTATCTGCCTTTGATTCTTCTTTCTTTTCCTCTTTAGGCTTGTCTTCCTTAGGAGGTTCTTTTGTTTCTTCCTTAGGTTCTTCAGCAGGAGGTTCAGATTCAGTAGCATCTTTACCTTCAATCTCACCTCTGTCAGGATTACCACTCGCGGCATTCTTCTTTGCCTGTTTAAGCATCTCGTCTTCTTCAGGTGTAGTCTCACCGGCAAGGCCATCCCAACCGTCAGCAGAGCCATTTAAAGCAATATAAGCCTCTCTTGCTTCGTCATCTGTACCAGTAAGAATCTTCTGCATAAGGTCCATTTCTTCTGCATTTACGTCACCAGCAAGTTCTGTATCAGAAGCAAGTGGTATACCACCAGCATCTTCAATTGCCTTTGCAGCTTCATCTGGATCTACATTACCACCAACTGATGTAGTTGTCTTAGTAACTGTTACAGGCTCTTCATCCTTATCACCAAATGCTTCAGTGATAGCCTTGGCAGCTTCTGGGCCAAACAGCTCTTCAAGGTTTACCTCATCACCAAACGATGCATTATTCAGTATACCTAGAATGTCATGAGCATATGTTGGATCATCAGCGCCGAACTTTGCAGCCAGCTCTTCAGCCAGCTTTCTGTTGTCAGCATTATAGTTCTTAAATGCCATACTAACGTTCCTCCGTACTTCTTATAGTATTTAACAGTGACTCAGGTACACTGTTATATTTAGTGTTTGCAACTTGTTTAGCATGTGCTTTTGCAGCTTTCATTTGTTTATCCACTCGTGTATAAGCATCTCTTGCCCAGGCTGGAAGATTATCATCTTGCATATTCTCACGAGCTTCGCGCATCTCTTCACGACTATTTAAACGATTAAGCAACCGCTCATCGTCAGTAGGAATACGATTACCTATACCATAAGCGTTACGATGAGTATCGCTTATATATCGTTGTATCCAGCTCTTAAGTTCATACATACCATCAATAGTATGGTCTGAATCAATTTGTAATGTCTGTCCAGAACGAACAGCCCTGTAGTAATTAAGCCTGTCTTTAAGCTGTTGTACTTTATCTTTATAACCTTTAGCATTTGCTTCTTCAAGCTGTTTAAGAAGGATAGGTGACTGCCTGTCAATAAAATCACGTATGCTTGCTGCTACAAGTGGTACAACAGTTGCATCAGTTTCTGCTACAAATGAACCAGGTTCTCTAGACTCAGCCATTTCAGCAAGATACTCTTTGTATGCTTCTTTATCCTCTGAGTGCCATCTGTTAAGCTTGTTATCAGCTTTTTCAGCCTGTGTCTTATTAATATAACCCTTAGGGTCATCAGGCACAAACTCTGTCCAGTCTTCTGGTGTAAGTACATTGTCATCTATATCAAGTACAACCTTCTCGCTTTCTTTTAAAGGTCTACCAAGTTTCTGTTCTTTAGCCTTATTGATTGCATCTTCTTCAGCATCAATAATTTTCATCCAGTCCATATATGACAAAGTCTTTAACTTATTCATATATGTATCTCTTATATATTTGCGCAAGTCACTTACAGCCGGTGCATTACCTGCTTTAATAGCTTGTGTAAGTGCATTTGTAAACATATTATAAATAGCAAGAGACTGTTTGCTTGGTGTAAACAGAGATTCACCATTTGTTTTATCTGATATATAAGTCATAGGTACTTGGTCTGACTGTATTCTGTCTTTACTCATGAATGATGGATCAAGTAACTTATAATCATCAATCAAGCCTGCCCAGTCAAGATTATAGAATATATCATCCTGGTCAAGTTTAATATCTTCCGGCTCAGTAGCAAACTGTCTAGTATTATAATTATATACTAGACGTAAAGCCATTTCTTTTTTCTCATCATCAGTCAGCTTATCATTCTTACGAATGTTATTAAGCATTCTGTCAAGACGTACATCTGATAAGCTAGCACCAGCATCTGCTGTATCATCGTACTTATTCTTCATGATATCTTTTATGCCATCTACTAATGCTGTCTGCTTAGCATTATCTAATAACTTATTTGCTAGTGTATCATTGTCAATCTGTTCAAAGATAGCATCAACATCATATCCAGGTTCATTAGGATCACCGAGCACTGCGTCTATATGGTCAAGCTCAGTATCAGGGTTTACCTCTTCATTGACAGCTTTATTTTTAGCAAGTAATTCACCGTTGATTGCTGTAGGTAATAGTTTACCATCACTAATTGACTTAAGCAAAGCTTTAGTATGTGTAGCTTTGTCTTTGAGAAGATAGTCAAAAAGTTCATCAACGGTAAGCTCTTCCATTAGAACCTCGGCTGTAATGCTCCAAGCATATTTGGATCAACCTGCATCATGTCCGGTGCCGGTGGAACATTTCCCATATCAGGTGGTGGTACCATACCAGCACCAGGTGCAGGTGGCATAGTTCCCATATCTGGTCCTGGTGCAATACCACCCATATCAGGTGCAGGTTGTGCTGGTTGTTCAGGTTGTGGTGCAGGTGCAACAGGTTCAGCATTCATATCCTGCTGAGGAAGTGTCTGTGCTCCAAGTTTGTCACGACATGAATCAAGCATATTTTCAATAGCTGTAGTTGCTTTTTCAGTTTTAGACAGCTGGTCTCTAGCTTCAGAGTTTTGCTGTTTAATGCTTTTAAGGTATCCTTCAAGGATCTCAGTACATTTTTGAAAGGCTTCAGCTGCGGCATTGTCTGACTCAAGGTTAGGTGTAATACCTAATTCATTAAGTCTATCAGAGACTAAATTTGATAACGCAGTGTATATAAGTTCATCCATAACTTACTCCTTCTACAATTATATTTTACTACGTATATTTACCCTTGTAAATATACTAATTTTAATAATACTTCGTATAAACTGAAGATACTATATTCTTCAACTGTTCATTTGGATTGTGCCCTTTACCAAGATTATGAGCTTTATCTTGTCCCTGCCCATTGGCAGCATCTGTAGTCATAAAGTTATCTATTGCCTGTTTTACAATAGTATGTAACTCTTCATCACTGTGTTGTTCACCTGTAGACATGCAATGTTTCTTAGCAACATCAAGTAGTACACCTGCAGCACTGTCATAAGACAACTGGTCCTGTAAAGACTGCTTATCAAAATTGTCGCGAAGATATTGTTGTAAACGGTCAGTAAGTTTCATAACAAGTCTCCTGCAGTAATTGGATTTACATTCTGTATTCTAGTAAATCCTGCTTTATTTTTATTTACAAATGCATTGAATGCGTATTCTGCTTCAAGCAGCTCTTTCTGTACACCCATTACATTTGATTCATTTAAAGCAGATAATTTATCTGCAAGTCTAGCAACAAGATAACGGTAAACTATAGGATCTGGGTAAACAAGTTTAGTATCAGGTGTCCAGCCAAGTTCTTTAACACGTGGCATACCTTCACCATTCACATCATCATTCTCATTGATAATGTCATTGTAGTCCTGAACAGTTACACCCATACCTGTTTTATCATTCCAATTTACTTTTATATATTCAACATTACTGTTCTTACCAGTATACGCAAATGGATTATATTCCGTCCATTCATTATTTCTTGTAAGGAAACCAGAGTAGTGCTCACCAGTAATAGAATGTTCATAGCTGATAAAGATATACGGATACTTGCAGGATATGAATGTTACATACCATTCACCGTCTTCACATTCACGTAAAACATTTTCTGTTATATCTTCACAGTTAGTAGGATCTGCACGGTGAACAAGTTTCCATGTCTTAATGGTTTTAAGTTTATCTTTATTCCAGTCAATTACTTCATCGCCATTTTCATCGTAACCACGTAACTGATATAAATTGTAAAGTGTATCATAAACAGGTAAATACTCAGACTTAAGACTTGACACGCCTTCTGATTTAGTATAGGCAAGGGGTATAATCTTAGGGTCACGATTGTGATGTGTAAAGAATATCTGCTGAGCATGAGGAACATATTCAAGCCACACTATCTTTCTATCTGCATCAGGTACATAAAGATCATTACCACTAATCATATATGAACCTGACGAACACATATCTGTATTATGAGCAGGTCTATAGATCTGTCTGTTAAAGTCCTGTAGTTGTCTAGCAGAAAATACACTTACACAGCTCTGCACAAATGGAGGTAAACGTGTAAGCCGCTTGGTTATACGTACACATTTACTGTAATATCCAGAGTCAATCAGTGCAAGTGCTTTGTAGATATCAGACCATGCATAATTCAGATACTGCATACAGTCACTGAATGTAAATGAGTTGAGCGCTTTTATCTGTGCAAGTTTCATTGCATCTTCTAATGCGTCACTTGCATAAGGCGACATATCTACCTGAAGCATTACTTACCTCCAAACAAACCACGTATAAAACCACCTGCACTAGCTTTACCTGTGTAAGCAGCCTGCTGAGCATCAAGCTGTGCCTGTACACCAGTTAACTCATTAAACATCTGCATTACAGCAGTATAAACACTTTCATAAGACTCACCTTGCTGGAACCCTGATCTCATAATCTGATTTGTTACAAGACCTGCAAGGTACTGCTGATGTGACGGTAACACTGAATTAGTAAGATTAGACGCAAGCCACTGAGCATACTGTGGATTGTTTACCATTTCATTATACAGCATTGATGCCACTTTACCATTCTGATACTGTGACATTTCCTGAGTCCAGTAAAGCATATCTTTCTGAAGAGCCTGCTGGAACTCTGCTTTAAATTCCATATCATACTGTGCACGTCGTGCATAGTCAGCAAAGTTACGGTTAATTTCCATCGCAGCCTGATCAGCTTGTAATCCTGCCTGGTCAAACATTTCATTAAGCTTCTGTGGATATGTAAGTATTTCATTAGCACGCCCAAGTGCATAAGACTGTTGCTGTCCAAGACCCTGTCTTGTGAGATCAGCTCTACGCATTTCTTCAGTCTGTATCTGTGGATTCTGTTGCCAGTCATCCATTTGAGTTATACCATCAACTGTAAATGTTCCAGCTTTACGACGGGTACGGGCATTATAAGCATCTGCAAGTCTTGAAAGTCTTTGGGTCTGGTCCCAAGACATGTTGTTATAATTTGCAAACGGACTGTCAATAGGTATATTAGAACCAAACTGCATGTTCTCTTTGAAAAGGTCGCCACTCTTTGCCTTATTAAGTGAACCTTGATTAAGGTTTTCACGTGCATTGCGGCCATTCTCAGCAATAGTTTCAGATGTAGCATTACCTTTATCTGAAGCTGCAGCATAATAGGCATCACCATTCATACCAAAGCGGTATGCACCGTTACCTGGATCCTGAAATAAGTTCTTCTCTGATGTTGCTGTGCCTGTGTCTGTAGCCGGGCTTTCATCAAAGCTAAAGCCACCCATATTAGTTGCCATTAGTATTTCCTCCATTAGCCATGTTACGACGTACTTTATCTAATGGTGTAGGCCCTTTACCATTAATAGTATCTTTTATATTGCCAGGATTAGCCTGTTGTTCATAACGTTCATATAGTGGCGTGAGATAATTAAGACGCTGTGTCTTTTCCTTGTCTGCATTCATGTCGCGTGACATATCAACACTATTATAGAAAGTATACCAGAAACAAACATTGTAGCATTTATTCTGCATATACTGTTTTGTTTGTTGTGCCAATGAATCAGTACCTGCCTGATTATTTGTAAGGTAATGGAACGCAGCTTCTTTACCGGCATTAATACCAGCAGCCATTATGTCTTTAATGTTATCTGATTTTGGTGTAAGTTCCGCTGCGCTGTACGTACCAATACCAGGATTTTGTTTCCAATTCTGAAGTATCTGTTTACCTGTTGCATCTTTAGTACGCTGTATTTCAATATTGCAACGTCGCAAGAAACTTCTGCAGACAGCTTTCCTATCGGCAGGAGTATCTTTACTATTCAACATTTCCTGGGCAACAGCTTTAGCAGCATTAAGTTCTGTTGTATCCTGAGGTACTTTAGCAGTACTGATATCAATTGACCTGTTATTAAAAATACCTTGCCATTTCTGATGGTACATATTTTCCTGCTGGCGTGCCTGCCACTCAGGAGAGTTCTGTTGCATCTGTTTAAGCTGTTGGGTTGTTGGTGCTGCCATCATCTGCCTCCGGTTTATGTTTATACATATTTCTTAATTTATATAGATTGCCTACAGCTGTACTGAATCTGTCATTAAAGTCTTCAGGTAATTCATCTGAGGTAAGTAAATCATAATCCATACCTACAGCACGAGCAAGTGTACGAATATCATCAGGTGTATAACTTTCTTTATGCTCAAGACTGTCAAGTACATCATCAGGAACTTCGTAATCTGAATCAATAATCTTTGCAAACTCTTCAATTGCAAGTTTATTCTGTGCGACTATATCACACAAAAACTCGAACATCTGTCTTACAGTAATGCCACTCTGTGGATCAAGTATCATTTCTTTACCCCCGAATCATCAAGCTTGTCACCAAGTTTACGACGTGCATCTGCGTACATACCTGGTACTTTTCCAAGATTATTGTACTCAGAATCCATCATTGACTGTAAATAAGATGCACGACGTTCTGCAGCAGCCTGATATAGTCTGTTAGCTGTAATACCACCAAATAGCTCAGAAATATTATTGATACTTCTCATGAATGGTGAAGCAGCTGCAGCTGCACGCTGAGAAGGTGTAGCACCATACAAATCAACCTGGCGTTGTGAAGCAGATAAATCACCTGTGTTCTTAATAGCCTGACTAGCCGCATTTGCTAAAGCACCAACTGTACCACCAACAGCAGTAGCTACATCACCACCGATATTGCGTAACTGAATGCCACGCCAAACCTGTCGACGTTTCTCTTCATCAGTAAGTTCTTTACCATCTTTACCTTTACTAAATCTTGTCGGTGTATACATCAGTTTTTCCCAGTTAGACTGTGGATTTTCTGATAAAGGTCTAAGTTTACCTTTTAATGACTTAGCTATGCCTTCATGTTGAAGAGCAGCATCCCATAAACTGTTTAAAGCTACAGGGTCATTTTCAGCCATACTTTGAATTATACTTATAAGTTTATGTAAATCTTTTGTCTGCATCCGTTCCTCCTATTGACCATATCTCTGATAAAGTATTTCAGGATTAATTTGACTGAGCTCAGGATCAACTACAGCCGGCTGGTTCTTATACTCATCAGAATCAAATCTGTCTTCAGGTTTTGTCTTTTCAGGTACAACATATAATGGTGGCAAGCTTCTAGGTGCGCCACCCATTTTATTAGCCAGTTCATTAAACTGAGCTTCAATAGCTTTATAATTAGCCTCCTGTGTAGGAGTTATAACACCTGACCGTCTAGCTGTATTAATACCTTCAATTCTATGTATTAAGTCCTCAAGCTGTTGATTATCTGAAGCTATCTGTGTAGCGGTATCAACACTGTCTGTCTGCTGATTTGTTTCTGCCTGGTGTACAGGAGCCTGATCTTGTTCTGCATGCTCAGGTTTCTTTTCTGTTTCAGGCTGTGTTTGTACTGTAGGCTCTGATTTCTTTTCTTCTGGTTTTGCAGACTCTGGCTTCTCGGGTTTCTTTTCTTCCTTAGGCTGACCCTGTTGACCATTAGCTGTAGCAAGATTCGTAGCCTGGTTATTTAATGCTTCGTTATACCCTGAGAAATAATCAGTTCTGTTTGCATTTGTTTCATTTGCAATTGCCTGGCGCTTATGTTTATCAGCTTCTGTAAGAGCCTGACCTGCAGCCCCCATTGATTGAGACTGGTACTGTTTCTGCGCCATGATATCTGGAGTAACAGCTTCATTCTGTGAAGCTACAACAGATGCACCACCTTCTGCACCAAGTGCATTAGCATTCTGTTTCCATTTACCAGAGGCCTGTGCTGCGGCAATCTTATCAGCAAGTGTGTTGTCTGTAGCACGCTGTTTATTCCATTGTACGATTTTTGAAAGATCACCAGCTGTCTTCTGATTCTGTGCAGCTAAGGCTCTTGCACCTGCAGATTCACCTGTAGGGTCTATACCACTAAAAGGTGTTACAAAAGCAGCTACCTGTGCCGCTACAGGTGTCCAACGTGATATTGCATCACTAACAGCTTCTCTCTTAGAATTTGTTTCTGCAAGTGTTGTCTCTGCTGGTGTCTCTGCAGGTTTAAACTGTTCAGGCCGGTAATATAAATTACCATTTGCATGAGCTTCACCCTTAGCTCTTTCAATATCAGCAATGGTATTACCTGTAGACTGTTGAACTGGTGCAAGCTGTTCCTGAGTCTCTGCTGGTGTCTCTGCTGGTGTCTCTGCTGGAGGTTCATCCAGTAATCCAAGCTGTTTATAATACTCCTGTGTTTTAGGTCCACCTTTATATCCAGACTTAAAGGCTATACGTGCATCCTCTTCAGATGCTTCACCTGCCAAGAGTTTTTGTATTGCTTCTCGTACTCTAGGATCTTCCATTGCCTAATACCTCACTATTAATTGTATCACAAATATAGTTTTTGTAAATATACTAAAACTACATCTCCTTCATGCCTTTCAGGTCTTCCTGAATGACAAGAACTTCATTACGCTTTTCAGTCATTGTCTTATATTCAAGCTGTAAGCTTGATATTGCAATGTAACCGTCTGACCATATATGTAACCTTTCACGATTACCCATACCGTTATTTCCCTGATATCTGAAACTATAATAACCAAAGTTACCAGAACGTGTAAACAGTTCTTTATGTAAATATATATGAGTAGGTCTATTAAATACCTTACCACCTGGAGTCATTGTTTCAGCCATTACATTTACTGTAACATATTCATTGTCAGCATAAAGCTGTTCCATTTCAACTGTCCAAGCAAATGTAATCTCCCATTCAAACTTACAGTCTACTTCTTCCTGTACACCAAGAGGTGATGTTACAAGTAAGAATGGGTTATGTGTCCATCCTCTTACTACACCTGGCTCATGTACACGCTCAGCAATACTATTGAACTTCTTACCATATTTTCTGAATGGGTGATATTCTTCACGTGGAACCTTTACCCATTTACCTTTGTTATCTTTAATGTCTTTAAGCATGTACTGTGACCATACAAACCTATTGATGATACATCTGTTAGGTCCTTGGAACACAAGACCAGCTGGAATAGACACTGTTCTATACCATGAATCTGTGTTAAAGATAACATCTGTAGGAGGCGTAAGCTCACCACCTACTTTATTATGTCTGAATACTGGTATGACAATGTTATCTGTTTCATCAGCATCATCTTTAACTTTTTTATCAAGTCTTGTCATAGTAGCAAGACATGGCATTACAACTTCTTGGTTAATAAAGTCATAGGTTCCTGACTTAATATCACGGAATCTTTCAAGCATATCCATTACCTGAAGTGTGTTACCACCCTGATAGATGTAATACTGTCTGGTTGCCTGATTATAGAAATATGCCATAAATGGTGTTGCACCAAGATATGTAAGTCCTAATGCAGGCACAAGGTACTTAACAACCTCAAGACCTTTCTCATGGTCTACAGAACAGATGTATTCATTTGTCATACGGTAGAGCTTATCATTTATATTAAAGTCTACTGAATCAGGTACCTTATATGCACTCTGTGATGACCTGATATCAGTTGTAAGAGACGTAATGCCATCTATAACTGCAAGTTTATAAGGTGACAATGCTCTTACAATAGCTGGCAATGAACTAATTTGTTCTGTAAAAATAGGCAATGAGTAACGTTGTGTATCTTTATTTTCACCGGCAACACCTGTTCGCATACCTCGTTCTTCTGTTGTTACCTGTATATCATTAAATACTTTATCTTTAACATCTAATGACATAGAAGGTACAGCCTGGAAATTACCAAGGAACTGATTAGGCGGAAGTTTATTGCTACGCTTAAATCTATCATTAATCTGGAAACAATACTGTAATGTATAGTGTTCCTTATTCATACCAGATGAGCCAAGCCAATCTGTTATACGATAACCGTAACCATCAAATGCATGATAAGCAACTTCATCATAAGCACAGTTTAAACCAGTTATGTTTAAAGCAATAGCATCTGGTGATACTGCCCAAGGTCTCAGATATTCTGCACTGATATCCCGTTTAATTTCAACTGCAACATGAGGCGCAGCAATACCACAGAATGAATCAGTAACAACTATATTTGAATAATTACCATCAAATAACTTAGTGTCTTTACAAGATACCCAGAGTGCATCACCAGCCATAGCTGTTACAAACAGGTTCCAGTTCTTATCTATAATATAATCTTGTACTGGTGGAGGAGTAAACACAGGCTCACCTTCACCAATGTTTTCATTCTTAAACGGTACTGTAGGCATAAAGCTTTCTGTACCAATTACAAATGCTGTAGAATCTGGTAATGTTCTACGTTTCTGTAAACCTTTACACATTGCAATACTGTAAGGCACTTTACCTTCCCAGTCTTCATTCTCAAGTAAATCAGGAACTATAGTAACGTTATCAGGCTGATTAGAATAGATAGGCTTAAACTGTGTATTACCTGATGTTGCTTTAGGCATTTCAAGAGGCCAAAACTTATCTTGAAGAGTAGCTTCTACTGACTCATCTGTATATACCTTAGACTTTGCATCTGCACATGGCCACATGAAACATTCAGACTTATTACCATAAGCATGTTTACCTTCAATATCATAATTGTGACGTGACAGTTGAGCAGTAACATTAGACTTAATTCCACCAGGGAAGAACGAGTCAAGCATGTTATCAACTGTCTCAAGGCCAAGCTTTACAAGTGCTTTTGCAGCTATAAGTGCGTAACCAACACCAGCTGTTACAATTGCACCAATCCAACCTAATCCAACAACTACACCAGCACTAGGTCCACCACCCATTACATCAGCCATCTTAAACATGAAGTCTTTGAGAAGGTCAAGCACATACATTGTAGCTTTACCTTGCCATGTTGTAAGCTGTTTAAGCAACATGAACATTTGAGTCTGCTGTGCTTCAAGTTGTACAGATGTTACAGATTGTGCTGTACATTGTGCAACAAACTGCATATTAACATATCCTGGACCAGCGTAACAGTTCTGCTGAGCAGATGTACTGTAGAACATATCAAGTGTCTTTACAGCAGTTACTTCAGACTTGAGCATTGGTTTAGTAGACTGCATGTTAAATCCAGTAACTGACATAGAACCAATGTTCTGCAAGAATGCCTGGCTGAACTTTTTACCAATATCATTTACAGCTGACTGGTTCTGCAAGCTGTTTACTGTAAGGTCTCTCATTGTGTAGTCTGTAGCTGATACTACCATACTAGCAAAGATACCTAACACGTTATCCCAAGTACTATCTCTGAATGACTGTTCCTGTGGAATATGCTGTACATCAAATGACAGGTCATCTGTAACCAGAGCATCCATGTAATTTGCAGACTCATCTTCTGAAAGTCCTGCATTATCATCAGTTATCTGTGAATGTTCCTTAGAACCTTGTTTACCTATACTTGTACTATTGTAATGTACATAAGCATACTGACCGAGTGTCTGCTGCAAATAGTTAATTACATTAGTATACGGGCTTAAATACCATACCAATGGGAACATTGCATACTTAATAATCTCTTTCCATATAGGGTTCTCATCGTCACCAAAAAGATTAACAAGCTGTTTAATCTGAATACCCAGAGCATGTACAGTGTACTTAACATAAGACGGACTTGAATAAACCTGAGAATACTTATTTGTAATCGGAAGCTTTATTAGGTTACCATCTTTTAATGACACAGCCATAACTATGTCACTGAGCTCTTCAGAAATATACCACTGCTGGTTCTCATCACCTACAATACGTTCATTGAAGATGTTAAAGTCATCAAGACTAGAAAGCGTTAAATCTTCCTCTGCTTCGAGCTTGTTTACATCATGTACAGTACTATTAAACTTACCATTTGTAAAATACTTTACTGGTAACATACCACCTGTAGCATATCCATTAATACCTACACAGCCATAGCCATGTAAGATACTTACAGTATTACCAAATGCAAGTGTCCACTGATTAAAGTTTTTATCATACTGAATGCCAATATAATGTGTACCATTAATCTCTACAGCAGATAATTTACTGTCTGCAAGTAATGACGTTGACAGAATATCTGAATAAGTACACAGTGTAAATACTTCATTGCTGAAAGCAGTGTGTTCATTTAACTGTTTACCTAATGCAATATGTTTAAACTCAATAGTAAACTCACTATCAAGCTGCATACGTTCAACAGTTCTGTTATCTTTAACTACTTCAGTACTTACAAGAGGATTATAAATCTTTACCTTTATACTTGTTTCTGTTTCTGGTGAAAGTATATAAAGATAACAGTGTGCATTTCTACCACTGGCAGAACTGTAAATACAGGTATCTGCTTCGGAGGTGAGATAATCTGTGCGTTCATACTCATGAACCTTCTGCCACTTATTACCATTCCAAGGGTCAAGTTCATCAAGTTTCTTCTCAACTATAAATCTATCCTTGGTAAGTTTCATTGTATGCTCAGGGTCAATCCACCAGAAGTTTTCTGTAGCAACAGTTGAATCCCAGTGCTGTTTAACAAGCTGGTATTCACTGTCAGCCATAACACGAGCAAAGTACTTAGTCTTAGTATCCTCATTGTCGTCGCGTACATCTGTAGCAGAATAATCCAGATACTTAGGTGTACACTCTGTTGCATCATCAAAATGATTAAGGTTAACTGTAAATGGAACATTTATTCCTACAGCTGTGGATTCTGCTCCAATACGCATTGCAAAATCTGATACCTTAAAGGTTATTTCCCTTTTATTATTCTGTGAGTAACTAAGCTCTTTTACCTTTGGTGTAATACTATCTGTAGTAAGCCCTGCAAACTTATAAATACCATAATGTTTAAAGTATACGTATGAATTAATATTCTGATTTACAGACAATACATACTGTGTAAGTGTACCTTCATTCTCGTATGATACTAAGTTAACAGTAGCGCGTGCAAGTAACTTATTACCTATATACATCTCAGTAACTTTGTTGCTAGCACAGTTATACTTGAAATGATTAGCTGAGTTCTGCATATCAACAACAGATATTTCATTACCTGCAACATCATACTTAAACCAGTCACTGAGTGGCATAGGAGGTAAATGTATAACAGCAGTACCTGGTACATCAGAATTAATAACTAACTGGTTATCATCAGAATACCTTGTATCTATGTAAGGCACATTATACTGTAAGTCACTATTATATGTCAATGTCTTTGTAGCAGCTGGAGCAAGATAATCATTATTAGCTTCATTGTTATCATTATCATGATACTCATTTAACTGCAGTGTTACCACTGGCCTGTCTTGTGAGAAATCAATATTTGTAATACTAGCATATACCCAGTGTTTATTTTTATCTGATATAGTATTAATAATCTCCTTTGTCTCAGCTGTATTTAATCCATCGTATTCCCCAAGTACAAGATTATACTTATCAGATGGATCTGTATACTTAAGAAGATATACTGCTACAAGGTCTGCATCTTGTCTTATAGACATATCAGATGTACCTAAGTCATAAATAGTATCATTAAAACTTATAGTGTCGCCTGACTTAGGCTTATAAATTATATGTATCTGTCCATTATAATATGTAACAGATGAAGCGGTTAATAGCGACTTACCTGTATAGTACTTATTATTTATCTCAGGACTACTATTGTCATTACTATATTCCTGTTCTCTAGGTGACACAATAACATTATTTATGTTATTACTGTTATCATCTATAAACAACTTATTATAAAGCTGTATACCTTCTGTAAATTTAATATGATGCGAATATGTTTTACCAGCATATACAACTACATTACCTGTTTGTGAATCTATACGAGGTGGTAATACGTAACTAGAGAGTGGTGACATAAGGAACATGTTATAATCAGTAGGCAAATCTTCAGCTACACCTGCTGTATTAAATACTACAATACCTTGACAACCACCAAAAGTAGTATCATTATGATAAACAGAACTACTACCCTGAGAATTATATTTATATTTACATATAGGGAAGAATGCACCAGATAACCTTGAATCAAAATATATATCTTTTAATTCTTTTTGTGCATACATACCTGGTGTTTCAACAGGTTTATTAAAGTATGATATACCTTTTACAAGTGCAGATTCTCTTAAATCAATGCTCAACTTTGACGTGTCTGTAACTGTAATAACATCCTTAGTATGATCTACTAATAACTCACCAGTTTTAGTGTCCATAATATCAATACATAGGTTATTAATAAAATTATCACCATCAATATCAAGCACTGCGTCAAATGTACTTGCCCAATAAGGTTCTGATTGTATCTTAATATATCTGTAAGTACCATTTGCTGTTTTTGCTTGTAAATAACGTAATGTATCATTGTAATAAGTAGTATCAGGTTGAACAGGTCTTGTAAGATTAAAAGGTATATTTGACCAATAATATGGAAACAACCCAGACTTACTTAAGTCTTCAGGTATTTCTTGAATAGTTATTGCGCTCCAACTATCCCAATATATTATATCAAGTAGCTCATTGACATCTACATTACCGTCCCTTGTAACTATACCTTGTACTAATATATGTTGATTACTAGCTTCTTGACCTGGTACCGCAATATTAAATGAGTAACGCTCTACTAATTCATAAGGCTTTGCATAATATGTATTTACAGCTCTACCAGATTCCTCAGTACCTAGTACAGTATACATATTTAAAGACTTAAGTTTAAAATCTAAATGTTTACAATAATTGCTATCTGTGTAATCAACATAAGCAGTTCTGTCATCATTAGTAGGACTAGATACTGACTCTACACTTGGATCTGCACAATAAGGTGCATCACCTTTAATAATACAGAATCCGTAGCGTGGTGTAACATAACCATCACGATCACAGGTTATTGACGGCCTTGGATGTAAAGCACACAATATTATATCATTACTACCAAGTATACTGTCTGCAAAAGCAGTACTCCTACCTAATAAACAAAGAGGTATTACGAACACCTTTTTGTAGTACTGACCAGACTCATCTCCATACTGTGTACTGTCTAATTCAAAATTATGGTTTACAAGCGTAAGTCTACACTTAGGCCAGTAATCTGTAGCACAGTCATAATCAACAGGATAAACATCACTACCACCAGTAGAACTATCAGTGACATAGCTATAAGCACCATTATCATTGGCATGATAACCAGGATCAGAAAGCCTAAATGTAATTTCATAAAAGTTGTTTCGTTTAACAGTTTCACATCTGATACAGTATCTATACTTTACACCATTTACTGTACGCCAAGAGAAGGCATTACGTATAGTAAGCGCAAACTGGCGCCTCTTTAGGTTATAGTTGTCTAAGTATACAGGTGTTGTGGATGTTTGTGTAAGCTCATTAACTTCAGTCATGAGATTAAATATCATGTTACTATTAATGCCTTTACCACTAATAATAAGGGGATCACGTAATTGTACAGCGTTTAAGGATGTAATAGACATGTTTAAATCTGCCAGTCTACCCCACATAAGTTTTGTGCCAAGCTTAAAACCATCTTCACCAACACTTATATACTTACCGTCAATCAAATATTTACTAGGTGTGTTTATTTTCTCTCCACCATACACAACTTCATTATACAAGCCTACTGCAGCATATTTATAAGACATAGCAGCTGCACGAACCTGACGGTTATATACAACACCCAAATCATTAAGCATCTGACCTGGATATTTATAATATACCTGTATCATTACATCACGTGTATCATCTTCATTACCTGTGAAAGAAAAATCTTTTACAGTAGTATTAAATATAGGTACAATACATGGTGTACCATCATCCATATAATTAATAGACTCAGCTATTTCACCATTAGTGCTATATACTTTTTCACCACTATTTACTGGTAAATTATCTATAGGCAATTGTAATTCTGATAACAATGCAACATCTGGTCCATCTATACCATCATCTTTAAACTTACCATCATGTACAGTAACATCAGAATCTATATCAACATCAATAAATATTCTATAACTGTTTAATGGGTTATCACCATCTTCATTATTAAATAAATTACGTGTACCTTGTACAGACCAGGAAATATTTCTAAGCTCACTATAATATTTACTAAGTGGAATAGTATAAGTTACCGGAATACTAAAAGGCACGCTTAAACTACTCATAGGAGTATAGGTTACATTATTATAAACAAATGCATTATTGACATAATTAAGTAACTCATTACCAAGCTTCCAGGTAATATTTCTATTTACAAGATTTACGAACTTTGCAAATACATTACCTTCACTGTCAGCCAAGTCTCTAGGAACATATACTGTATCTTGCCAATTCCATCTAACTTCATTGTTATTAAGTATAGCTGTAACAGTACCATCAGCTGCACGGTCTACATATTCCATAGACAGGTTTGCTGAATGATGTGTATCAGGACTAAGTGTAGTAAAACAGTTATCCACATCAAACTCTACACCGTTCTCAGTATTATTAAAAGGTGTAAACCTTATACTGTTTCTATAATCGTGGCCTTCTACAGCATAATTAAATGATAATGTAGGTATAGGCATGAAGTCAATTTCAGCTTCCTCACACTCACGTGCATTGATACTGGCTGTATCTGTAAACCAGGCTTGAAACTGTACTGTATTACTTACAGCATCAGCATACTGTTTAAGAGTACCTCTATCGTCTGGTGTATCATTGTCATCATCATTCTGGGCTGTATGAAATGATAATACGTAAGTAGGAGTAGCATTAATCTTTGAACGGTTTACTGCAAGCCAAGTTTTTTTACTGTTAAGTGTATTATCATTTACAGAAAATATATAACCACCACCAATCTTAAAATCATACACATACCAGCCTGCTGCCCAACCATCACGTTCATAACGTAAAGACGTAGGAAGTACATGTCCCTGGAACTTCTGCCTATTATGTGCAAACTTTACATCATTTACACTGACAAGCATGTCACTAGACTTTGTATCAAGAGGTGCCTCAAGGTTAATCGAAATCTTCTGTCCGCCTTCCATATGTACTCCTACAAACTAATTTTACCTGTAGCCACTTCATTTAAGTAAGCAGCAATTAAATACTCATGAATTGTCATTGGTATAGCAATGCCAAGTGCTTCAAACTTAGGTAACAGTGCAGCTACTGCAAATGTTATCTGTCCTTTGTCCAGGAAGTATGGCACTGTGTCAAATGTAGTTTCACCTTTTATAATTTCAAGAACTGTACGCATACCTGCCTGTTGTGTATAGTCAGGCGCTTCCTGTTTAGCTTCATTTTCATCTGACATAAAGTCATTAATATGCATAGGCTTAAGGTCAATATAACTTGACTGAATAAGCTTATACATAACTTCCCAGTCAACAGCCTTACGTTCACCTTGTGCATGCTCTGGGAACTTTGCATAATATTCAATATAAGTATTAAGGATATCCTTAATAAAGTCTGCCATACCAGCGAGCTGGGCCTGGAACACAGTATCACGAGTCTGGTCTAAAGCAATTACAGCTGCAGCAGAACGCATGTTATCCATGTTGAAACTTGCCTGAGTCATACCACTAAGTTCATACATAAATGTTTTATAATCCTGAATCTCAGCAGATAACTGTGGGTCAAGTGGCGTAGGATTAATTACTGTTACAAGTGAGTCAATAGGACGTGTACTATTTACATATAATGCTTCACCTGCGCCATTAGTAATTTCCTTCATTGCAAGATCAACCTGACTGTCAAATACAGGAACAGGTCCTTTGTAGTTACGGATAAGCTGCTGGATCTTTGCAGCAATCTTATTTATCTCACGCTGTGAAGGATAAAGTAAATCAAACAGTGAAGTAGTAGTTACTTTACTGAATCCTGTGTCCCATACAAATGTATTAATAAGTACATGGTCAAATGGGTATTCTTTCTCAGGAAGTGTAACATTATTTATTACACAATATACTTTATGGTCAATACAGTTAAAATACATCTTGAAATCTACTGTATGTTTACTTCCAAGAGAATCATTTAACTTTTCAAGTAATTCACCACTTACACCTTCTTTATAAGGTTCAATATCAGCTACAGGGAAAGCATAGTCACGGTACAACATCTGCTTGACAGAGTCTTTATTAAACTGTGACTCATAGATACCAATCTCAAAGTCAGATGCCTTACGCAGGTGATGTGTGTAAGGGTCCATGAATATATGAGAATAACCTACAACAGCGGCATTGTGGAAAGCTTCAAGAGTCTTACGGTTAAGCTTATCCTGTTTCATAAGCTTACGGATAATGCGCTCAGCTTCGTCCTTATAAACCATGTATTCAATAGACTGGTCTTCAGACATAAGAGTAGGTACAAACGATATAGTACCAATACGGCTTGTGATATGGTCCACAATCTGTTTGAGGTAATTAAAATTAATACCTGTACCTGTGTCAGCTCTTTCCTGGTCCATTGTAGTAAATGGAATAGTGTTATAAGAACTTGTCTCCCAGCTAGACTCTTTAAGAGACGGAAACAACTTATTATAGAATGCACATATCTTGAGGTACTCACGTGTATACTTATTCTCTATAACAGCATTAAGCCTCTCAAAATCACGTGAATGCTCAGGAGGTACATTCCAATCATCACTACCTTCACCAGGATATAACGACGGACGATATCCGCCATTTATATTATCTTTTACATAGTTTACTGTTTCACCTACTGCTGCCATATTAACTCCTATCTGGTACTATGTCTAGCAATAAAACTATTTACTGCTGTCTGGTCATCAAGATGATTAAAGATATCTGAATCATCGATACGTCCATCATCAGTCTTAAGGTCTTTTGCAGTTATCTTCATACCTACACCATCTGGAGACATGATAGTAAGCTCCAGTGATGTACCAAGCATACGTGCTGATTTCAACAGAAGTGTAGATAAGAAGTCTACACTCCAGTGCTGCTTCTCAAGTAAACGTAATGCTTTACGACGTCTAGCCTGCTCATAATGTATTGCAATAATCTGTCTAAACAAACTAGGTTCTTTCTGTTGTTTCATAAACTACACCTTAAGGTTCTGTAAACCTTTTAAGATACTATCAAGCTCATCACTTGCATTCTCAAGACGCTGCTGAGCTTCTTCGTGTTTTGTATACTTCTTATCCCCAAGAGCTTCATTCTCAGCTGATACCTTATTATACAAATCAGCTTTACCTGCAGGATTAGTATAATCAAGATCCTGTAACTGTTTTGCAAACTTCTGTCGGTCAACAGTATCTACACCTGCAATACCACTAGCTGACTTAGGTTTATCAGTGTAAATTGTATTGCGGCGTTTATCAGATGTATCTGTATCAAATGCTTCCTTATTATTTATCCAAGCTGCCCACTGTTTTGGTGTAAGACCAAGCATATCACCTGCAGACTTCTGAGACTTAAGTAAAGTTGACACAGCCATTGGTCTACCCTCATAGGCTGTAAGACGGTCACGCCAGTTAGCAAGTGTAGGACTTACACCAGCTAGCTTATCAAGAATCTCTGCAACTGTATTAAACTTAACGTTCTCTTTATTAGGGTTCTGACCACCTGCAGCTTCTTTAAGCCTGTCCATAAGGTCATAGTTTGCAGAAAGTCTGTTGATGAATGTGTCATCGTCTTCTTCCCAATCTGTATTCAAATAATCTTTAAGTACTTCCTGGTAAGGTTTACCTGTCTCTTCAGCACGCTTCTGAATATCGACTTTTGTATTCTTAAGATACTCTTCCTTGCTGCGCAACTCCTGTGCCTTATTTCTAAGCATGTTGATTACGTCAAAGTCAGCATTTGCTTTCTTTGCTGCTTCAAGTTCAAGTTCTGCATCCTGATAATCGGCTAAAGCTCTTTCATATTCTTCAGGAGCTTCTTCTGCAAGAGACTTAAGGTCACTGAGCTTATGCTTAGTGTCAGGTGCATTTATCTCTTTAGAGATACGGTCTTTACGCTCCTGGTCAGTATCCATGAATTCACGCGCGAGATTAAGATCTCCTAGAATCTCATTAGCTGCATTGGCATCAATATCTTTACCAAGTTTACTGAAGTCTTTAGCATTAATGGCGTCCTGTACTGCCTTAATATTTGCATCAAGGTCACCACGAAGTTCAGCAACATCAAACGGTTTATTGTTAAGTGCATTGCGCTTGTAGTTATTAATCTTAAGTGCTGCACCAAGCAAGTCAACAAGGTTACCCCCAAACTTAGGATGTACTTCAATACCTGTAGCATCTTTAAATCTATCTCTATCAAAAGGAATGTCTGAAAGTTTCGCAGCTGTATTATCACCACGCAACTTACCGATAACATGTGAAAGTGATCTCAAGATACTAGGATCAACAGTATCCTTATCAAAGAACGTACCTTCTGTTAAATCACCAAGGTCTCGGATATCTCTGTAAAGAGACCTTGCCTTGTTGGCTGATTTATCACCAAGAGAATCACGCAAAGACTTATAAAGCATCGAGAGGTCTGTACCATCTGTAGGTTCATTCTCTCCATAGAACTCTGCCGCAGTTTCTGGTGTAAGCTTTTTCCAGATATTTGCAAGACGCTTAAAGTAATTGTCATCATGTGGACGAGGTGCTTTAGCCGGCTTCTTGTCACGGTCATATTCAGTTACAAAACCATTTTCATCCCTGTCAATGATTTTATCAAACTTAGGGTCCTGGAATACATATCTTGGATTACCACGCTGCCACATCTCATTGAAACGGTCTACGTACTTTTTAGAAAGATTTGTTTCATCTGTTGCATCATTAGCCTTAGTATTAAGGTTAGTATATACTGTTTTAATCTCAGGTACATTCTGTGACTGATGTACAGCTTTTATGAAGTTATACACATCTTCACCTTTGAATAATGGATAAGGTACACCTTCCGGATGTTCATCATCAAATGCAGTAAGAAGTAATAAACTCTTATCAATAGTACGTGGATTTGCTGAATTGTAAAAATGAAGGCCTGGAGTATTATCAAACATGTCAAGCCAGAAGTCTACTGTATAGTCTGCCTGCTGGGCTCTCTTTAACAAAGCTTTAAGACTATCACTGTTTTTTACATTTGATTCAAGTACATTCGGTGCATCCATGAGTATGGACTTAAGAGCTGCATCTTCATTTGTACCATGAGCTGTAAGCTTATCAAAGTCATTAAGGTTTTCACGGCGTGCCAAGTACTTAGGCTGTACAGATGCTGCTGTAGCTTTATCCTGGCCATGTTCAGGATCTTTAAGAGCATCAGCCATGTTCTCCATTTCATTAGCTACACGGTTAGCTGTCGTACGTTCTTTGTTAGTAACTGTAGACATGTGACGCTTAGTCTTACCAAACTCCTGCTTATTCCAGATATTCTCCATAAGGTTACTAAGGTCACCACGTACAGCTTCCTGACCAAAGCGCTTAATCATATCAAGCAACTTATTTTTATCACTAAAGAAATAGTCATCAAACTTCTTATACTTACCACTGTTCTTTGCATCATACAAATCAGATATAACTTTATCTGCATAAGTCTTATTTTTTTCCTTACCTGCAAGAATGTTATACAGATTACGGATCTGTTTAATATATCCTTTATCTTTTGCAGACTTTACATCTGCAAACAATGTAGGCAGGATACTGTTTGCCATACCTACAGTAATAGGTGAGTTATCATTGATACGAGACTGCTCTTCTTCAAGTCTCTTCTGGTTCTCTGGAAGAGACTCTATTCTTTCTTTATGTAATTTGTCTTCTGCTTCTTTAGACTTGATCTTAGGCGCAGCTTCTTCCTTAGCCTTCTCCCAGTCTTCACTAGGATCTGTGCTGTCTTCGGAAGGTAACAGACCATTAAATATATCAATAATCTTAGCCGGTGTAGTTCCTACTACAGTAGTACCATCTTGACCAAAGTTAGGCACATCAACTGTATCTTCCCACTTTGTACCGCTTGCGTCCAACATATTTGCAAGTGTATTTTTAATAACTGCAGAGTCCATGCCTGCAGCTTTAAGACTTCCTACTAATGACTGGATTTCTGTTAGTGTCATATATACTCCTACTTCTCAACCAGTACATTTGCCAATGCATAACGCATAGCTGGCAACAAATCTGGGTGATATACTTTGTTATCAATTTCAGGGAGAACCTCCCCATTAGGTCCACGCTTAAGTACAGTCTTGTCACATTCTTCTGCTGTCTTACCACCTTCAATAAGTAACAAGCCTGCTGTACGAAGAAGATCTTTAATCTTATCCTGCATGATAACTTTCTCAGTCTTATGTGCATTCTGAATATTAAGTCTGAGGTCTTCATAACCTTCTTCATTAAGTCGAACATTAATGTTCATATCATCAGTAAGATGCTGGTCACTATCATCTGCATCCCACAATATTCTCTTATTAGCTTCAAACGGAGACATATTCTTAAAGAAATCAAGTGCCTGTCTCCACGCAGCTTTTACCTGTCCTCTTAAATACTGTAACTGTGAAATTGTTCTGTCTTTGATATCAAGACGATTGAACTTATCCTCCCAGAATACATAACCTCTACCTTCTGCACAGTCCCATGCAATACCGATAAGTGTATCATTATCACCAACACCGTAGTCGATACCAAACAGAACCATATCAACATGCATCTGAGGTATGAACTCTCTAGGATTATATGTATGATATTCTGGATAAAGTACAAGATCGTCATCATAAGCCCACTCACCATTGTACTCTCGTCTAGCGAATGCTGTATCCCAGGTTAAACCTTTCTCTCTTAAAATATTCTCAACATATTCTTCACGAGCTTTAACATCTACTGGATGTGGGTTATCACGCCAAGTCCAAGAGAACTTAGCTACATCCCAGTTACGCCATGCGTATTCACCGAATGTATGTTTAATTGACGGAGGTGTTCCTGCACAAATAAATTTGTAATCATCAGCATAGTCCATTTGCATAGGCTGAAGTACCTGATCATATAGATACTGCAGGAGTTCACCTTTCAAGTGGAAAAACTCGTCTATTACAATTACTTTTGCAGAATTACCACGAATCTGGTCAGGGTCTTTTGTGTTAGACAAACCTCGTACCAAGATACGGGAACCATTGTCAATACGTTTCCAGTTAAAACGTTTACCTTTGGAATCTTTCAAGTGACATGCATCTATGATATCATTGGCTGCTTTATCAATAAGACCTTCTGAAAGTTCCATTGTCTCACCAATATAGATACATGTAGTATTAGGACGGCGTAATGCTTCAATAATAAGAATGGCTACTAGGAGGTGTGTTTTGCCTGCACGACGTGAACAACAAATAAGCTTAGTACCATTACCTGAGTTTAATACCTCAAGCTGCTTATCGAACAATGTACATATAATCATGTAGATATTATATGCGTTATCATAATCAAGTGCATTCTGCTTAGACTCTGTAGGACGTCCATCTACTCTATCCACAAGATAGATAGCTAAACGTGAATTGCCTCGCAATGCCTGATGATACATGTTACGGATAAGTAAGTCTTTTTTCTGTTCACCGTCTTTATACGCCGTAAAAGAAAGTTCCTGTACATAATCAAGCTGCTTCTGTGCCTGGTTAACCCTTACTTCAATAAGCTTAGCCTGGTTCTTAGATACTGCATACTCTTCTACTTCACCTGTCTCAGGGTTTTCCATTTCAAGATAACCCTTAGATGCAGCTACTGATAAAAGGTTCAACCAACCAGCTAACTCATTCTCTGCTATACGTACTGCAAGCTCCGGGTCCTGCTGTACAAACTCAAGAACGGTCAGCTCCTGTTCAGCTGCTAACTCATAAATGGTCTTGTTCTCAGGAAGTGCCAACTGCTTACGAGGCTTTGTATACACTGGCTCAACATCACTGAAAAACATCTTCTTCACTGATGCTGCAAGTGCCTGTGAATCTGCTACCTCTGTTGTGTCGTCTACTAACTGTCCTTCTACAACTTCCTGATCTTCCATGTCATCCTCTACAGTATCTTAACATAGTCTACCTGTTTTAACATATCCTTTACACCCTGGACATATGCTACAGGTACTGAGATACGAATAATCGCCTCATCCTTATTTTTAACAGGTTTAGCTACAGGCTTATGCTGATACTTTACAAACTTGTTAATTGCAGGTGCACTATATGTAGGAATTGTTTTCACAAAGTCCAATGCACCTTTCTTTGTAATCTTACCATAAGAAGAAGTAATCTGCAACAATGCCTTACGTGCTTCTTCTTCAGTAGGCTTCTGAATAAATATCACAGGAAGTTTCTGTTCAAGTATCCCCTTATCTTGTTCAGCTAACTTCTGCAATGCTTTAATGCGGCCATGACCATCAAGTAACTTATACCCGTCATTTGACGGCCATATTGCAAACGGCATTAACAAGCCTTCAGTCTTAATAGACTGCGCAAGCTCATCGATATCTTTATCAGTGCGCTTTTTCAAGTTACCCTGAAAAGCTGCCATCTCAGACAACTTCAACGTTGTCTTGACTCCTTCACACTTTATATCGACCATAGTTCCTCCAATACTGGTTTAATTATATCATGAGACTTTATCCTTGTAAATATACTGAAAATAATTTATTCTTAAAAATTGTCCATTATATAGAAAGAACTTGATTTTTTATAAAAATCCCTGCTCCAAAGCTTTTTATTAATGGACAACAAACAATTACTCTTAGGCTTGCTACGCAACCCACCTATTAAATAGCAGGTTGAACGCCAACAAGACCAACGTATAGTTACTAGTTGCTTGATTCTATGAATGTTATAAATTACATTTTAAATGTTTATTTTTAACTCAGGTTTTAAAAAATTTTTTTGAAACTCAAACTTATTAAAATTAAAGTTTTAATTTTTACTACATTCATATTTCCCTATGAATTTCTCTCCTTACATGAGTCATGTAACAAGTATCATGTATCGTGCGGGAATAGATACTGTTGTTCTTGATTCAGAAGTAACGTGCCAGGATTCATTAGCAGTGTGTCTCGTTCTTGAACCAACAGAAGATGACCCTGTGTAACAGCTTGCGACCTCGTATAAAACAGCCCGGGTTCCTTCGGCCCTCTGACGTTGTGTATCACTGCTTCACTTACCTGGGGTATTTTTCAGGTTGCACGGTAAAAATTGTTTCTGGGTATGGACGGGTACTCGACAGAATCACTAAAAGTGTATAATATAGTCATGAAAAAATTAATTAAAAAATTAAAGATATCTTCATCGAGGCCACCGGTATACGTACCTTTGGTAACTTGATAAAGAGTCGGGGACCATGAGGCGGCCCTAGGCAGACCTCGTCGAGGTTATTGGACCGTTATCCATGGCCCTGGGTAAGAAAAATACCCGGGTTCAGACCAACGGGTAAAACACAAGGAGGCCGTATATGGCAAAGACAGAGACAGGGCTCGAGATTAAGAACCCACAGTACAATGCATCTCACGAACTGATTGCATTCGATGGTATCAAGTTAGTTAATGGACAGCTTGATAAGACAGACGCAGCTTCAGTGAAGCTTGTAGAGGAGGTCAAGAAACTACCTCGTATTCAGGAGTACACTGGTAAGAGTGCACCTCGTGTCAAGATAGGGGACATCGAGTACGGACTATCATACAAGTTTTACACTGACCAGGAGAGACTGACTTATCAGGAGTACCGCAAGAATCATACTGGTACAGGTGGAGGCTCAAGCAACCGTGGACAGTCTATCGGAGACCGTAAGACCTTCGACATGCTCACTGCTATGATTGACAAGTACTCCAAGAAGAAAGAGTTTGCTGAAGTTGTCGAAGATCTCAAGGCACAGAGAAAGTTGTATATGACTGCTCTTAGCCGCGATGAACTTATGGATCTCTTATTGGCTGGTAACCTCTAAGAGTGGCTGAGGAGAGTGTTTATACAGGGCCTTGTGAGGTCTGTCTACAGGGTCCTGATATAAATACTTTCAGAGGAGGAAAATATGAAAGAAAGACTGAGGAAGATATTCCTTGAGATGCTTAACAACCAGATGAGACAGGAGACAGGCATCTCAACACGAATTAATCTCTATATGGTGGAAGTACAGCTGCTCAAGGATCTCTTTGCTGTATTTACTGGAATGGATCCTGATGATGAGTCTTGTGAGTACCATGATTGGGTATGTAGTATGCTCGATGAGTTACATCATAAGTTTGATTGTTAGTTGCTAAAGGAGATAGAAGATGCTAACAAATGTAAAAGTAATCCAGGACGATGAGCCTACAGTTCATGTACCAACTGCAGAAGAGATTGCTTATGACTTTGGTATGGAAGATTGTGATGACTTTGTCACAGTTTTAAAAGATATAATGGATGAGGAGGATTAACAATTATGAATAATCACCTTGCCGTGGCTTGCCTTGCCCTTAAGAAGGCACTCGAAAACGATGAAGCTGTTCGTCGTTACAACAAAATGGTTCTAGTACGAGCTGCTGAAGAACGTGCTAGAAGAGCTAATCCGTTCCGGGAGGTAAAGAAATGAGGAACAGGATATCATTAGCAGAGCTGCAGGAGCAGTGGAAGATTGAGCAAAAAGAAAAGGCTCATCGTGAAGCACACAAGTATGACGGTCTTGAATCTTGCCGCAAGAACGTGATTAAATGTGGATGCTTTAAGAAATTAAAGTACTGTGTAAGTACAAAGGAGGATTAAAATGGATATAGAAGAACCATGTAAATGTCCTAGTTGTGGTAAAGAGTACTCAGTTATTATACCGAAGTATCCTTTCGAGCAGTGGAAGTATAAAGGTATGCATATTCAGGATGCCTGGCCTGAGGGATCTGCAACAGACCGTGAATCTCTGATCTCTGGTCTTTGTCCTGAGTGCCAGAAGCAGATATCCAGAGAGGCCAAAGGGTTCGATTATGAAGGGCACTGGATTACGGACCCTCATTGGGATCCTACTCATCGCTGGCAGTTCGATACGGAACATGATGCCTGTCTATTCTATGGATTCCCTGATAACTTCCATGAACTGTGGATGAATACTGAATCCCTGTAGAAATACATGTACAGTATCATGTTGAACAGGTTTATGATTGAAGATAATCCTGATGACTTCTATGATATAGACATGTATCGTAGGGATATTTGTAACGACCTGTTTACTGAGACAGACCCACAGGATATCAATGAGGACGACTACCTGGCATTCCAGATGGCATTAATAATGCTTGTTGGTGATAAGACACTGATAGATGCATTCGGTTATGATGGACTTGCCACATTACATGCAGATCTCATGCATGATGGTGAGAATTACTATGTAAATAAGACATGTTGGAAGGAGGATTAATATGTCAGAGATTTTACACTCAGAAATTGAAGTAACTGTTAAGATTACTATGGATCCACGCACTATGTCTAAAGCTCTTGAAGACATTGATGAGTTTTTCGATGCATGTGAAAGTAGTTGTCGTGAAACACATAGCACATTGTACCGGTTATCTTGTGAGATGCGTGCTGCTCTTAGTAGCTTGGAAGAAATGCATATGATTTAGGAGGTAGAAAGATGAGTAGAATCTTTCGTTATGGTCAGCAGTATGCATCAATAGAAGTAAGTGTTTCACTTGCTTGCATTACTGTGGAAGGTACAGTTCATGTAACTAATGCAGGGAACTGTAGAAATGTATTAGAGTGCCAGAGGGTTCTTAAAAATATTACTGGCAGAGGAGAATGGAAATGGGTCGCATAGTATTAACACTTGATACTGATCAGTTCAGTTCAGGTGGTGAAGATCTTGAACAGTTTGCTAAGGATATCCAAGCATTCATTAACATCTTACATAATGCAAGTCCTGATTATGTAGAAGCAGGTGACATACTTCAGAAGCAGCTTGATGAACAGATAAGAGCGTTAGTTATTGAACCTGTACCTGAACTAGATCCTAAAGAAAAGATGCAGAAGTATCTAGATGCTGTATGCCCTGTCAGTACTGAACAGGAGATAGTTTCATCAGGGTTCTGGCAATGCTATGATAATCTGCGTAAACAGATTGGCGAAGCTATGGGTCCTGTAACTTATGCTGCGTATAGACTTGCAAGATACATTGAATCACAAGATCATTCTGCATATAAAAAAGAACATGATGCAGGTACTAAATGGGTCTGGGATTTTGTAAAATATTATGAAGAACACTGGGAATTTTAGGCGAGATAAGGAGGAAAAAAATGGATAAGTTTGTAGGACCAGCAGTCGTAGTAAAAAACACATCACCTGATCATGAACTTATAGACTACTGTGATGAACAGCATTTTGAAACAAGTTGGTATGATCTCTGTGAAGATGTTAAGAAACAGTTTGATCTCAATAATGCAGATGTCATTGCTATTAAAGCAGATGACTATATTAAGTATGGTATAGTAGATAGTACGGAGTACTTTATAACTACAGCGAATAAGTTCAATGATACTCTTGAAGATATCTTATCTGCACGGGATAATAAGAATGGCTGTCAGTTATATACAGACCATTTCCGTATTACAGGTGGTGCTTGCTTTGATTCTAATACAGGCAAGCAGGTTGGATTCAGAATAACAAAAGTATACTTTAGAAAGATTGCTTGGTAAGGAGGTAAGATATGAAAGCAATTGATGATTTTATTAAGAATGCAAACAGTATTCTTAATACTTTAGACAAGGATTATGAGGCAATGCAGTCTCAGAAATCTAATGTAAGGCAGGACCAGGTTAATAAGTTCAATGACTTATGTGAGAATATGAGTACTGTACTTAGACAGTACTCTGAAACAATTCAAAATTTCAAAAGTAAGATTGACAAATTTCATGATTCAGAAGGTCCTGAGGTTACAGTCTATGAATATCCGGATGGTATTAAGGTACTTACTATAGTTCCAATGCTTTATTATACAGGTGATGGTAAACCTACCTTCTATATTAAGGTATGTGAAAAAGCTGCAAGTGGTAAGTGTTATTATAATAATGAAGGTCTTGCAGTATCTGAAACAGATATTGAAATAGAAACAGTTGGATTCAATCCTGAGAAAGGTTTTTCAGATACAGCAGCTGTATTCCTCAATCACTGTCCAACTTATGATCAGCTTGACACAGCATTTCAGACTGCATTAACAAACTACATTAAGTACTGTGTTACATATATTCAGAAGCGCAATGAAAGTATGGCAGATAAGATTAAATCTATTACACAATAAGGAAGTGACTATGAATATTTTTAATATCAAAGGAGGTTAATATGGTTACATTAACTTTTATTGCTGGATTCTTTATGGTGTTTTATAAAGACAGACTCTTTATTAAAACAAAATCATTAGACTATGCATCTAAGATGGTGGAGGTATTAGAATGAATAAGTCTAAACAAGACCAGGATAAACCATGGACAAAGAAAGAACTCTCACTCCGTGTAGGATACATAGAGTTAGCAGAAGCTGTTGTAGAACAGTGGAAGAAAGATGGACAGCCTGAGTCAGAGCTGATTCCATTCTGGATTAAACTTATAGAAGATGCAAAATCTTCTAAGGACAGGAGAAGCAATGGATAAATATACTATTGTTATCATGGATTATACGTTCGGTTCACTCAGGTTTTATCACTTTGATAATGAACCTGAAGATCCGGAAGGGTGGATCCGTACACATGATAAGAACTGGTCAGACAGCTCATGTTTCTGGATGGGTGTTAAAGGTTCTGGTATAGATGAAGATCATATCTATAATGCAGACAAATTAAAGGAGGTAGAAGATGCCTAAGCAAGTTACTTATATCAATCCACCGAAGGAATGTGACGTATGTCATGGACCATTTACAGAGAACATTATGTTCGACGGTAAAACATGCTATGGTCCTTGGGCTAACATGTGTATGTCGTGCTTTAATACTATTGGTGTTGGCCTTGGTACAGGACTTGGTCAGCAGTATAAAAAGAATGACTCAGGTGACTGGGTTAAGATAGCAGGTTAGTTTATAAGGAGGAAGCTATGAACTGTAATGAACTTAATAAACGTGTGATGACTGTTATGCAGTATGGTATTGCACCTATTGTTACAAAATATTTACAGGAGCATCCTGAATACTTTCATGATAGCGCAGTATCTGGGTTGATATCAAACTACAATATCACATTATCTTTTCAGCCTGAGACATTAAAGGATGTAGCAACAGTAAAACCTACGATCTTTATAGAGCTTGGTGACTATGCAAAAGGACATAAGCTTGCTTGTTATGATCATCACCCGGAAGACCTTGTTTCTACATTCACTGTTGATTCAGAATGGGTAACTGAACAGGAGATATCAAATGTATAGTACAGAGCGTAATTTTAGTGCAACATTCTGTTCTAGGCTTGAGAAAGCCGGGATGTTTGTTACACATATTGAATCTCATGGTACAGGTAATGGTATACCAGATCTATTTGTTACTGGTACAGGTTGGGATTGCTGGATTGAACTTAAGAACATGCCAGATAAATCTATCTACAGTAAAGTACTTACAGTTCCTTGGAGACCGGGTCAGGTAGCATGGATGTTCCGATACTTCAATACAATATGTACACATAACTGTCTTACGATTGTAGCATGCTGTGATGGTGTAATCATTATACCTATGATATATCCGTTCAAAGAGCGTAAGGTATATGATCCTATTGGTATTACCTGGAAAGACTGGAACAAGATCAATGTGCAGCGGGTACTTAAAGCAATGAGTACTTATATAGTAGGAGCAGATAATTTTCTTGGTCTGATAATAAAACTCTGTAATAGGTTCTATCCTGGTATTGAGTATGACCCTGAATGCTTATGGAATCCAGATCAAATCGATAAGCAAGCAGACTATAAAGTATTCAATAGTCAGAAGCTTGATGTCATTATGACCATGGAATTTACAGCAATGAATGATAAGGAGGCTTGAGTATGATAGATAACTATACACTCCCAAAAGACATCATGGCTTTATGGCAAGCAACTGTATGTGAGATCCGAGGTGAGATCAAAGCACAAGACACACCTGCTTTAGTATATGCTAAGGAGTTATGTGATAAACTTGAGCACAGTATGTGTGCTTTAGCCGGTGGTCCTTATGCTTTAAAGTATAGTATAGAATAAGGAGGTATAATGATTGGACAAGGAGTTCATGATTGAACGAGTTAACATAAGACTCGCAGTACTTCAGCAACATTATAAGTATGCTTGTGCACAGAAAGATCGTGATGGTAAACCATGTACTTATGGTGCAGCAAAAGAAATAAGAACACACTCTCTCCGTGATATAAGAATACTTAAACTTATTCTTCTGCTCTTACAGAATTGCAGCAACAAAATGTTCATCGATGATCCGGAAGCTGAAGCAGGTTTTGACAGGCTAGTAGAACCAGTTCACCGTAAAAAGTAATTGTGAAACTGTCAATAGGCAATATGAATGTAATAAAAAATAAATATTTAAAAAAGTAATTTTGAAAAATTAAAAAATGTTTTATAATCTGAATTAAAAATTGTAATTTAAAATGTAATTTAGTACATTGATAAATTACCGGAGGATAATATGTCGCCCTTGATTGTTATTGCTAAAGCTGACGTGGAACAGTACCTGGATAAGGTTGTCCGTGTTAATGAAAACATTCATGCTGTACTGTTATGTATATTTGATAATGGTTATTACACTTCTGTAGGTTATGCTGAGCGTGTATATAAAGCAAGTGAAACAGTAGACACAAAGATCACAATATATAATGCAGCTGCAGCTTTGAATCTTCCATTAAACTGGATGGAATTAAAAGTACGTAAAGCTTATATAACAGCAACGTCCTTGGGCTTCCAGGTTATGTGTACTGAAGAAAAGTTTAATATAAAAAGTATAGACTTTAAAACCTGTAAGGATATATGGAACAGAGAACAGTTCAAAACGATTGAACTTCCTTCTATATATACATTGTCGGACGGGTCCAGTACAAATATGATTGCTCTGGATTTATGATTTCTATTAAATTATTTTCAATTGAAATTATATTATTATATTGTTTATCAGTATAATTAATATAGTTTTATGGTTCAAAGTGAGATGCAACTATAGCAGATACTCGTTGAGTACAGGTTGCGGTATGCGAAGAACCATGGAGGAACAACACTATGTCAGAACAGACAAAAGTAACACCACAGATGGCTGCAGAAGCAGAAGACAAAAAGAAAGCAAAGGCAGAAGCCGCTAAACGCTGGAAGGAAAAGAAAGTACAGCAGGCTAAGGACCGTGAAGAAGCTGCAAAGAAACTCGTAGCTAAGCTCGAGAAGAACGGTATGTTCGCAAAGCTTGATGCAGAAGATCAGGCATTCCTTAAAGGATTGGCAGAGCCTAAGACTGCAGCAGCAACTGGTAACACTGGTTTGTTTGCAACACTCTTCCCTAATGCAAAGGTTGGTGACAAGATTACTCTTGATGAAGTGTTCGCAAAGACACTCAAAGGCAAGACAAACATTGATCACTACTGTAAAAAGTGGGCTGAGAAAGGTATCATTGTTGAATGCAAGGAAGACAAGACAGACCTTCGTAAGTCTACTTACACAATCATTAAGATGTAGTCCACCGTCTTGATGACTTGTAATTTCCATTAATCCTAGAGGCGTGTGTGGTAATTCCATGCACGCCTTTTTTGTTGGAGTATTTATGAGTAAGTTATCAGTTGAAACAGAGTATGATAAAGCAGTGGAAGCTGTTGCAACATCTATTATAGACTGTGAGAATAGAAAGACCTGGCATATCTGTGATGAAAGAGACTGTGTATCTTGTGAGATAAAAAGATACCAGGATAACTGCATGAATAATTTTGCAGATGTAGATAAGCTTAGGGTATATAACCATGTGCAAGCATTGATAGACAGTCAGCCTGTTCCTATTGATCCGAATAAATATGCTAAAGGTTCTGACGCATTTAAGATTAAAGCTAAGTTCTTTATTAAAGAACTATGCAGTGTCATTGGAACAGCTGCAGCAATTATATTAATTCCTTTATGTATTATATGTATTCCAGGTTCTTGTGTAGCTAAAGCGTCTGCACAATCATTAAAAGATTATTCTTATTGGGCATTGCCCGGTGAGTCAGAGTATGTCGGTAAGTATCGCAAGCAGATACTAGACACATTAAACAGAACAAAACAGTATGTAACTGATGTAAATAAAGATGGTGAGATTAATTGTATAGACTATTCTTGTACATTCAAAATCCTATGGGACAAGATGTATAAGTCATCTGACTGTGAAATAGTACGCAATAAGTCTACTACAATGAATCATCTCTTTATAAGAACACGTCAGTATGCTGGAAGATCTTGGGAATGTATTGAACCACAGGCTGCTACTAGAGACATTACCAAGTATTTTATGGAAGACTTCTGGTCACCAGATATATACAATCCTATGTATAATATCTATGATGAAACAGATGTCTGGTTGAAGGAGGTTAAGCAGTGACTAAAGGTGACCTTGCATATCATGATCCATACGCAAATCTAGCTGCTGCTATTATAGCAAGTGGCGAACGGTGTCATGATGTATCGTTCTTAGAATCAGACTGGTGTGATACACTCTGCGAGATCTGTAAACTTGATGACCAGATGTATGGCCATCGTAAGACTGCAACTCGTGGTAAGCAACATATCTCATCAGCTCATGTATCATTGGAGGCTAATTAATGGGGCATTCAAGTATGATTAATACCAGGTATCGTCCATGTCCGAAATGTACGTACCCACTTAAAACGTATCTGGATCTTGACGGTGAGTACAAGATTACCAGATGCACAAATAACCATTGTGATTACTATAAAACAAGGAAGGTAAAGAAATGAACAGAGAAACAAACATGTTTAAATCAAAGTTAGTATCAGATAAACAGATTAAAGATTATCTAGATACTGTTGGTGGAGAAACTGTAGCTGATATTGCTCTAACTATTACTGAAAGATTGCATGAAGCATGTGCACATGTAGGTGATGTATTCTGTGAAATGGAACAGAAGTTTCCTGAGATCATGACCGTTATGGGTTTCTCAGCTATAGCTACTTGTAATGCATTACCTTTAGAGATTGATCATACACCTGTATGCGTAGTAGTAGGTACAGCATCTGGTATACAACACGCCGCTCAACCATTGATTGAAGCCTTTAGTAAAATATCAAAGGAGGCTAGACATGATAGAGAAACACGAGGCTAAGTATCATAAATATATCTCAGCTTTAAAGCGTGGTCGCAAGTCTTTGTATCAGTACTACAGTAAGTATTCTAATACGAAAGCAGCTATTTGGCAGGCTATAGCAACACGGTGTAATGATGACAATGGCATTGGTCTTACAGTAGTATGCGGTAATACGTTTACGTTCTCTACTGGATATATTAAACGTGTTGAAGGTGATGCAATACTTGTGTATGATTCTGTTGGTGGTATAAGTCATATACCTTTATCATCTGTACAAAGACTGGAGGTAAGTAAACTATTATGTCTGACAGTATAATAATACGTAAGGCAAAGCAGGATTATGTATGCTCGTGTTGTGGACATGTCATACATAAGGGAGATGAATACCTTGACAAGGTTATTCTGAATGTAGGTAAGATAGTCAAGCATGACAGGTATCATGATGAATGCCCTGTAATGTCTGATGCTGAAGAAATATTTAGGAAGATAGCCGCAGCTAATGGTGATTTTATTATTGCTGATAAAGATGGTAACAAGTATCATCTCATTGGTATAAGGTATTCTGATGGAATACCTAAAGCTATCTATCAACCATGGCAGTCAGCAATCACAACTACTTATGATCTGGTGTGGCTTAAAGACTGTCACGATGAAAAAGGAGATCCAATATTATGAATGTAAAAATAAACAACGCAATTAGAGACAGACTTGATGCAAGACTTAAGAACCTATATCCTGTTATTGCAATACTGTTATCTTATGAGCATGATGAATATTATATTGCAGGTAACAGTCTTAATAAAGATAAACCAAATGACTTTGATGTTTATCCGTCTTGTGAGTCATTTGATTTTAAAGCTATTAAGAAAAGGCTTAAGTCTTTTGATGGAGCTTACGTTACATGTGAGACACGTAATGCATTGACAGTAAATATCTCTGGTAGCATTGTACAATTCTGTAATTATAAGAAGAACACTATCCAGCAGTTAATTGAGTCATTTGATTTTGCGCACATCCAGGTTGGTGCTGTGATTCATATATGTTGGGAACCGGGTGATCCTGAAGATGGTGGTGGATATAGCAATTCTTATGTACAGTCTGTGTGGGTGACTGAAGATTATGAGTCTGCACACATTATTGGTACTACTTGGTATACCGGTAGTGACTACCCTCTCTCATCTCTTATTCGTTGTATTAAGTATGCTCAGCGTAATACTTATGCAAATAGGTTTGAGTACAAAGCAGATATACTTATGATACTCAGCGATATTATTAACAGAGGCTATAAAGATTATGCAGACTTCAAGGACCAGTTGGCCGCAGTAGATTTATTACTGCTCGAAGAACAGGAATGTAAAGCAGCCTTCAGGCTGTTTAATATCTGTTGTGACAGAGGTCTTGTAGAACAGTATCATGCAGGCTGGAGCAGAGACCAGTACGAGAATGATTTAGATAAAGAGTTCTAAGTCTTGAAGGGGTGGGAGTATGGATAAATTAAATGTTGTATTATTTGTCTTGCTCATTGCTTTAGTCGGAGCTGTGTATGTAGATATGAATACTAAGTATAAAGATCTGTATGCACAGTTACAGGCTGAACAAAACGAGCGTAAACAAAATGAGTCTGCTATTGATAAGGATCTGAGGCTGTTAAAAACAGATACAGATATATTGATGCAGGGTTATAAGGAGTAATAATGACAGATGAATTCGGATTTGAAGTCTGGGAACCTGATGAAGAAGATATCCCAATGTGGAATGAATTTAAGAAAGCTGCAGCAAAACCAACAGCAGAAGAACTACAACCTACAACAGGAGATGTATCAGTTAAAAAGGTCAGAACAAAAAGGAATGCAGCGAAACCTGTTACCGTTTATTATGATTCTTCGCGGCCTCATCTTGAACCTTTTGCACACCAAATAGATGCATTTAATAAGTTCAATCATCAGGATGATATAGCACTGTTCTTTGAAATGGGATGTGGTAAGTCGTTCACTACATTGTATCTTGCACAGGAAAAGTATAAACGTGGTGAGATAAATGGTTTACTTGTTATTGCACCTAATGATGTACATAAGCAATGGTATGATGAACTTGTTAATGGTGTAGATGTAAATCATGATGGTACAATGTGGCAGGAACTTACAATTGATTTCGAAGCACAGTGTGTAGGAGGACGTGGTGGTCAAAAAGAATTATTTCCTTTTGAGTTTGAGTCATCTTTTAAGTTTGTATCAGTTAATGTTGATACGTTTTCTCAGCCACACAAATGGGAAGCGATTGTTGATTGGGCTAATTCTGGTAATTATATGATTGCAGTTGATGAAGCTACATCAATTAAGAACCCAGGCAGTAAACGTTCACAGCGTATTCTGTACGAGTTTAATGATGTGCAGCGCCGTGGTAAAGCAGTAGTGTCTTCTGTTAAGAAGTGTCCGGTTCGTGCAGTACTTACAGGTACTCCAGTAACTAATGGTCCTATGGATCTGTGGGCTATCATAGAGTTCGTGCATCCTAATTTCTTTAACAGAAACTATTATTCATTCCGTGCACATTATGGTATGTTTACAACACTTACTGTTGATACACCAGCTGGTGCAAGGGACATCGATGTATTACTTACTGAAAGTACATGGCAGGGCATTAAGAACTGTAAGACCTATGACGAAGCACGTAAGGTATTCGGATGTACTGAAGATACTTATATGACTATTGCTCATCAGACAAAGTTCCTTGGTCCATACAAACATGCTGATGAACTTAAACAGTTACTTGAACCTATTGCTATGTTCCGTAAGCTTACTGACTGTGTAGACATGCCACCTATCCGTTACATCGAACGACGTGTTGAAATGTCTGACACACAGAAAGCAGTATATAAATCTATGAAGAAAGATCTCCTGGCACAGTACGGACAGTACACCGCTACAGCAAGAAATAAACTGGTAGTCAATCTCAGATTGCAGCAGATATCTTCTGGGTTTATCATGGGCCAGAAAGCATTGGAAGATGTTGACTTTGAAGGATTCTTAACAGAGGGTGAAGGTATAGATAATTTTGATGTCATGCCTAATGAAGTAGTGTGGCTTGGCGAATCAAATCCTAAGCTTGATGCATTGATGCGTGATGTAGCAGAGGTAGATAAGCCATTGCTTATTCTTACACGTTACTCTGCTGAAGCTGCAAAGATATATGAGCTGTGCGAGAAGTCAGGCTATAGAACAGGTTTGTTCACAGGGTGGAAGGTTATAGGTGGTGTAGATGCATTTAAGAAAGGTGAGCTAGATATTCTTGTAGCTAATACAACTAAGATAGCTCGAGGACATAACTTACAGATTGCACATACAACACTCTATTATAGTAATACATTTAGCATGGAATTAAGACAGCAGTCTGAGTTCAGAACATTCCGCATGGGTCAGAAGCATGAGTGTCTTTATATAGACTACACTGCAGCAGAGGTAGATGAGACTATCAACCGTGCACTTGCAATGAAAAAGAATCTGCTTGATTATATCCGTGACAAACAGATTGATGAGGTGGTATAATGATTACAGTTAAACCATGTAAATATCCTGCAGTCTGTAATGGCTGTGGTGGTAAAGCAAGTTTCTTTATGAAGTCTGCTGTACTTACAATGTTTCTGTGTGAAGATTGTATGCGACAGCATGTGCGTGACTGTTCAACTTTAGTTGATGGTACAGGTTCCTTTAGCACTAAGAAGTACATGGAAGCATTAAAAGCTGAGCAGCAGAATGATGACATTGAAGAGGCTCATGTAAATGCAGATGGTATTCTTTGTAATCTTCTTAAAGATCTTGGCTATAAACCTATAGTAGAAGAGTATCATAAAGTATCTAAGTGGTATGCTTAAGGAGTAGATATGGCTGTAGTCTATAAAGGTAAACATCATAAGAATCCTTCTGGCTGTAATAATAAGGCTAAGTGGATATTGTCAGAAACCAAATGGAATAAGAAAAAAGCTGTAAGGCTTGTTAAGCATATTACATCTGGAATGCCAGAAGGTAAGCAGCGTTCAAGTTGGTATGTAGCTTTAGGTATAGCACTAGCTATGCACGATGAAGCAAGAATCTATGACCTTACTGTAGCTAGAGCTATTGATAATTATATCAATCGACATTGTAATACAATGTCGCATTATATTTTAGATTATGCAACTAGTCTGCGTGACTATATAAGACAGGAGGTAACGAATGGCAAGCTATGATCCGGCTTATGCAAACAGTTCAGGTTACTTTAAAGATCCTGGTACTGGTGAGGATCTCTCACCAGACATGCCAAGATCAGTTGAAGCAGCTCTTGTAAATGGTAAGTTGATCTGGCCACGTGTCAGAGTATCAACGGGTGAAGATGTAAAGATTGTATTCAAATACTTTACACCTGAAGAGAAACAACTGTACAACGAATATCGTGGGAGAGGATCCGGTTCTTCAATACCCCGACAGTCTAGACAGAAGAAAGGTGAAGCACATCTTGATCCTGTAACAGGTGAGGTTGTGTATGATAATCCTGTACTTGAACCTGCTAAACCAAAGACTGTAGCAGCTAAGACAGTTCATGTAGACCCTGCTAGTTATGAAGTAGAGTACATTGGTAATGAAGAATCTACAGCTTCTGAGAATACTAAACAGTTAATCGCTGAATGTGACAGGATTATTGGTGTATCTCAGATAGCAGGAATATCATATGCTCTGCTTATGAAGGATAAAGCTCCAGGCAAAGTGTTCCATGTACCTCGTGCTTTATTAACTAACTCAGATGTAGAGAGGTTATCATGAAGAAAGAATCTTTTAATAAAGCTCAGATATTGTATAGTAAAATACATGATGCTCAAACGGATATTAAAAGCATTAAGTGGTATGAACAAAAGCATTATAAATGTGGTGTACCTTTAGTATTAAAGGTTCCATATTCAATAGGCCCATATAGTGTAGACAATGATATAGTTATAACAGATAAGGAATTTATAAAAGATGTCCTTAATCTTATTAAGATACACTGTGTGCAGACTATACAGAATGCTGAAAAATTACTGGAGGAATTATGACAGATGAAGAAAAGAAAAAGTTCCGGAGGTCATCAGTCTGGTCCAGGTTCCGTCAGAAGATGCGGTTACGGTATCACAAGAAAGACTTTGTTACAGGTAAAGAACTTACTCGTACCTGGAACCTGCATCACCTGGATATGAATGATAAGAACTATACTGACCTAAGTAATGAAGATAAGTTCATACCATTAAATAAAGATACACATAAGATTATACACTGGCTATTCAGATTCTATAGACATGACAAGGATATCCTGCGTCGTATCAAAATTGTAATGGATCTGATGCTTATGTATAACCCGCCAAGAAGGAGACATGAAGCATATGAAGATTGATACATATTTATGTAAAGCAGTACATCTTAAAACAGGTAATGAGTATTATGTTATCCAGCGTGACATAATAGAATGTACTAATGGCCGCGAAGAAAAGAAGTATGTTCTTTATTACAGGGATGGTAAGTTCTTCTGTCGTGAGCAGGAAGAGTTTGACCAGAAGTTCAGGAAGTTATGAATGTTATAAATTATTTTCAATTGAAAAAGTTTAATTGAAAGTTTTTATGATATTATTAATTACTATGACTGAAGAACAGAAAACACAGATACGTGCTGGTGTTGCACGTCTAGCAGATCAGATGTATGATGCTATGATTAGTTCATACGAAATGGTTGAGAAAGATTTACCTTCTTCTTTAACTGGTCAACAGAAGCAGGAAATCTTTACTTCAATATTTAATACGTCTTTGCAGACACAGGCACAGTTGTTACAGGCAACGATGGCTGACGTAAAGAAAAAAGTAAAAGACCAGGATATGGTGTTACAAATGGTTAAGGAGGTACATGATGTCAGAAACAAAGGATGATCTTTCTTATCTTGAAGTCGGAGATCAGGATAAAAAGGTACTAAAGAATCTTGCTGATATGGGCGAGCGTCTTAAGACATTGAGACTTAACATGCTTAACAAAGAAGCAGAGTACGAACAGGCAAAGAAAGAGTATGAACACTTTGCTAATGTTATTCTGCCACAGGAAATGTTTAGCGTAGGTCTTACAAGTCTTACACTTGCTAATGGTGGACAGATTAATGTTCAGCATAAATACTACTGCCAACCTAATAAAAATGATGCAGACCGTAAGATTATGTCTGACTGGTTGCGTAAGAATCAAGGTGAACACCTTATCAAGTCTATTGCTAATGTTGATGCAGTAGATGTTGATAAGCTTAAAGATAATGGAATTCCATATACAGAAAAGAATGATATTAATACTAACAGTCTTAAAGCATTCTTGATGGATGGACTCGGTCTTAAAGGTGGTGTTCAGAAGTTTACTGTAGAAGATATTCCTGCATGTATACACTTCCAGGAAGTATCATTTGCAGAACTAACTATGCCAGATGAAGGAGGAAAATAATGGCAGAAGAAAAGAAAGCAACAGTAGATGTTAACGTAATAGTTACTGTAAAGGTTTCGTATAAGGCACATTGTGACAATGACATTATTAAGGTTATGCTTAGTATGTCAGATGTACCTGTAGATGCTAATGATGAATTAATTAAAGTATCTGCTGTAAATAATATGGTAGAAGTCATTGAAAAAAGTACTGACTTTATTCGTGCTGTGTGTGCTGAAGAAGACAGAACATGCTTTATTGCAGTTGATGCTGTTAAGAAGCTTACAATATTAAACACTGAAATTAGAAGAGGAGAATAGATATGAGTAGCAAAGCAAAGAAAATGGCACAGACACTTACAGAGAGTGTACCAAACAATACACGTACAGTTCCATTTAAAGTATTATTTAACATTGATGGTCATAAAGAATATACAGTAGTATATGTAACAGGTGTGCCAGAAAATATTGAAGATGATGATCCTACAATTAAACATGCTGCAGAGCAGATGTTTATTAATGCACTTAATTCACGCATGTGGTTTGAGATGTATTTGCCTGAACAGGACAGTAAGAAAGACTATCCACACTTTAAGAACTTATCAAAGTGTGATGACATCAGTGTAATAGGTGTAGAAAGAATAGCATAAGGAAGTCGGCATGACTGAACAAGAGCTTCATGATAATGTTTATGGGATAACATATCAATCAGCAGAACAACAGATGCAAATATTGAATGGTGATATTAAGTTGCATGAAGGCCAGGGGTTTACTGATGCCAAGCAAACAGCCGAATGGGCACATGACCATCAGTTAGACAAGCTGTTGTTTAGTAACATGTCGCATAAGTTCTTCTGTGTTTCTCATAAAGGAGAAGTAATGACTGCAGTATCATTTGATGCATACTATGGTAACATTCTCTTTTATGAAGAGAGACAGGGTAATAAAGTTATGCGAAAGACTTGGGTGCCAAAAGGATATGAGTACTATGATAAAGCATATATTGCTGCCGAGCAGTCTGATGGTATACATCGTCCTCTTTATTACAGGGACTACACAGTACCTTCAGGTTATTACAACGTTGAAAGAGATGCGTTCAATGTTGCGAAGCCGTTCCCAGTATTCGCCAAAGAAACGGGAAGAGATACTTCACACTTGTACACGTACATTGAGCATATTGCTGGTGAATGTGCTATGTGGCTGCTTGCTTGGCTTCGTGCTAAGCTTCTGTATCCTACTGTAAAAACACAAGTCGTACCAATCATTGTGTCTCGTGCACAAGGTTCTGGTAAGACAACATTTGCGGAGGTTATATGCAAAGGCCTGTTTGGAAAAGACAATGTGATAGTATCGGACCAGTACGACTCAACTGCCCGTTTCAACGCGGACTATGCAGATGCTCTGATTGTATGTCAAGAAGAGAAAGAGCTAGAAGACAGGCGCAATCCTGCAGGAGCATTGAAATCACGAGCTACTGCTACTACAATCCGAAAAGAGCTGAAAGGTGTGGACCCTATATATCAAGAATCCTACACGGACTTCATCATGACAACCAACAAAGATGTGCCTATAAAGTTCGATGGTAGGGAAGATCAACGAAGGTTTATGATTATGGAAGCAGATGAACATTTCACACGTAAAGAGTCACAGCTTGCTGATGAGGTATTCACAAAACTTTATGGTTTTGATTCTGAATATAGACCAGTCGGTACACCATTCCAGGAAGATGCAGACCTTATTGCACAGTTCAAACATGAGTTGTTTACTCGTGCTGACATAGCAGCCGTGAAGCTTAGACAATTTCCTAAGACAGCTGCTTATAATAAATGTTTCACTATGCCACGTACTTCTGAAGCATCTGAGATTGAAAGTATTATGCGTGCACTTGCGCCATTCATCAAAGCAAGTCTTGAACAAAATAAGGTTGTACTTGAACTTGATGATGAGAAGCTCAGTAACATTATTAGTTTCACAGGTGCTATGCAGTATGTACCAGCATTTAAAGAGCATGCTAAGTTTATAGCATTGTGTAGACCACTTGTGTTCTATGAAGCAAGCACACAGAAACCATTTGCACACTCAACTACTGAGCGTGGTATATATGACTGTGGCCCTTGGTTACTTGCAGATTATGGTATAGCAATCATTCCTGATATGGATCCTTTGATTGGTGGGTTTACTAATGTACAAGGTAGATATAGGACAGCTCCTACTGCAAAGTTTTGTCTTGTGGAAGACGTGCATCGCAACCCTGTTGGTAAGATAGAAACTACTGAGGCTACTTTAAAGACTACGCCTAAACGTGAAGGTGAACGGTTACGTGTAGACCGTAACTTTAAAGTCTGTACAGATGGTTGTTTTGAAACAGTAAATGAAATGAAACCTGGTATCAAGACACTTACTAATAAGAGTCAAAATGTACAGTACATGGACACATTCTTACTTGAGTCTGATGAACCATCAGTACTTCAAAGAAAGCAGGAAGAGCAGAGAGCTAAAGAATATATCGATAAGAATGGTGAAGGTGCAACGATTAAAGCACAGGACCTTTATAAAGAACGGTTGAAGACTTCATATAATGAAAGTATGAAGTTGTTCAATCAAGGTGTTGTTGCTCGTATTGTATATTCAGGTGCCAAGTCTTATCATCTGCTTATACGTGTTGCTGACCCACCATATACTATTGAAGAATACAAATGGTTACATGCTTATTTGTGTACTACTATAAGCAATGTACTTGTATTTGATGAAAGTACAGCAGACCCTGCAAGACTTACAAGATCACCATTAACAATGCCACGTGTTACTGCAGCATATAACTTGCTTGTTGAAGGTGAACAGAAGCTTGTCGCAGAAGACTGGCGACATGTATATACTATCGATTGGAGACCATTATATGTACAATGGCAAAACAGACCACTTACAGAGATTGAAAAGCGACATGGTAAACCGCTCTACCCGACACGTAAAGAGTATCAAGACGCAGCGGGAGACATCATTACTGGACGCTTCTGGTCGGCTAAAGAGTACGATGGTGACAGACAAAGGCTGTTCTTCCCAACGTATCGTTTACTCAGGGTTCTTGGGTATAGTCACGATGATATTTGGAATGATATAATTCCTAAAGGCCTTGTGAACTATAAGAAGAAGAATGAAATTGGTTACTGGCAATCGCGTGCATCATCAGCATTGATACAGCAGATGGATGCTGAGATTGATGAGTACAATGATAAGTGGGAGAATAAAGAATGAGTGATCCTATAAAGTATGACGACCCAGTCTGGGATTATTTACTTGCTACAAAGATTCAACCTTACATAGAACCTGCTAGAAAGTTCTGGGCTGATATAGAAAGTATACATGTGCTTGGTACAGGTGTATATCCTATAACAGGTGATGATGTTCCACCAGGATTTATGTATCGTATGACTAATACCCCAGTACGTTCACCAATTAAACATGTACAAGTATTTCCTTTTGTACCTGTATCATATCTTAATATTACAGGTGTAGCAGGCGGTGCAACTAAAATGATTCAACGTGTATGTGCAGGTGACAGATTGACTATTGAAGAGTTTACTCTTGTAGAAAAATCTAATCTGCCTTCTACATATAATCAGGGTCAGTTTATTGCTATAGTGCCTACAGATATTCTGAAAGGTGCCAGAACACTTGGTAAATGGATATATTGTACAGTACCTGAGATGATGAGTGTGGCTCAAGGTATTATTCCTAAAACACTCGAGGCGAAAATGTTGAAGCAGTTATAAACATTTTCAATTGAAACTTGTATATTTACCAGTATTCTGGTATAATATAACTATACTATTTATAGGAGGCCAACACTATGGCTAAAACAACAACTGCAAAATCTGCAGCATCGGAACTTATGACAGAAGACATGAGCTTTATGGACGGGTATGAAGGACAGGGTCTTGACACTATTAGTGCCAATGAACAGTCAACAGCATACCTCAGTATGATCCAGCCAGGATCTCAGTATGAAGATGATGAGAACCCAGCTGGAACTTGGCGTAACACTGCGACAGGTGAAAACTATGGTCCAAGTGTTAGAGTAGTACCACTTGCATTCCGTACAATCTGGAGTGAACGTCAGACAGAAGAACCTTTTGCAACTGTAGGTCGTTACGCACCAGGCAGTATTGAAGTAACAGTTCAGCAGCCTAAGTCAGGTAAGGGTTATCCTAAGATGATCAATCCTGAAACAGGTAACGAAGTACAGGAACTTTACATCTATGCAGTAATGTTGCCTGACCATCCGGAAGCTGGAGTACTTTACTTCAATCCAACAGTTGGTTCTATGCGTGCTTGTAAATCTTGGAACACACAGCTTAAGACTGCACTCCTTCCAAACGGAGCACATGCACCAATCTTCGGATTCACATGGGACCTCAACCTTGAGCTTGTTCCAAATCCAAAGAAACAGTCAGAAAAGATTGCACGCTTTACTCGTGTAAACAAAGACACAGTTATTCCAAAGGAGTTCTTCCTGGATACTGTAAAACCTCAGCTTGACTTCGTAGCTAAAGAAGTATTGTCAATTACAGAAAGCATTGAAGCTTCTGGAGATGATGAATAATTAAAACGCGGCCTGGGTTATAATGACTCAGGCTGTTGTTATCTGAGGTGAGATATGAATATGTTACAATCTGTTGGAAAGAAAAATGATGAGGGTAAAAATAGACTTGACCTTATTGAACCTGGGTTTATCGAAGCAGTTGGCAAGGTGCTTACTTTCGGAGCTGAAAAGTATGAACCAAACAACTGGCAGAAAGTCGAAGACGCAGAAGACAGATACTATGCTGCCGCTCTCCGTCATTTATTGGCATGGCGACATGGTGAAAAGCTTGATGAAGAATCAGGACTTAACCACTTAGCTCATGTTGCAACTAATATTATGTTCTTGCTGCATTTTGAAACACCACAGGAGGTTAAGTAAATGAATGAGTATATGACATTTGGTGAAGCTCTTGAAGCATTAAATAACGGTGCATTTGTCGCACGTTCTGGCTGGAATGGTAAAGGAATGTTTATCTACAAAGTAGAAGCATCAGATCATGCTCGTCATTTGCTGCGTGACCGTTGTAAAGACGCTGTAGAGTTTGCTTTTGCCCATGATCAGGCAATGCATTCTGACCAGGAAGCAATTCATATCAATGCTCATATTGATATGAAAGCTGCTGATGGTTCTATTGTGGTTGGCTGGCTTGCAAGCCAGACTGATATGCAGGCTGATGACTGGTACGTTGTAAATAAGGTGGTAAAATAATGGCAGATTTAAGTAACTTCTGTTTCACTGGTAGACTTGGTGCAGATGCACAGGTAAAGAATATTAATGATAAAAAGCTTCTTGAAGTATCTGTTGCTGTAAATACAGGTTATGGTAACAACAAGAAGACAACCTGGTACAAAATTAAAGTATGGGGTAACAGAGCAGATACACTTGCTCCATTGTTTTTGAAAGGTTGTGCTGTTGCAGGCTGTGGTGAACTGTCTACTAATGAATGGGACGGTAATGATGGTAAACACCACACAGACCTTGAGGTCACATGTAATATAATTAACCTACTTCCTTCTGGTAAAAAGCCTGAAGATAATTCAGCAGCTTCTACAGAAGAAGCAGGTAATGATACTAATGTTAAATGGTAGACTTTAAGCAGGTGTGACTAGCCTAAAGTAGTCGGTGTCCTGTAGTGTAATGGTAGCATATCAGCTTTTGGTGCTGAGTGTACAGGTTCGAATCCTGTCAGGACAGATACTCAGTTAATGTTTGTACTGAGCTCCTGATGGGATGGTTCTCTTAAGTGTTAAGGGCACAAGAGGTTGGTCAGCTGCATGACCGGAATGCAGTAAGCGAAAGCGGGTCACTCTAGGTTTTAGACTGATTAACTAGAGTGGCGATTATTGGTACAGTAGTACAGAGGTGTATACCTGAGCTTAACCGGTGAAATCTGTTCAGGAGACGTAGGTTCGAATCCTACCTGTGTCATAGCAGTAGTTCCATAGAGCATACCTGAATGACTACCTCGTTTTTACACAGGTTCCAAAATGTCCGATGAAACAGGGTCTAGTGATAAGATGACTAGTGTAGCTCTGGTCTGCTGCTTTTATATTCATACTTAGGAGGCCAGCTATGGAGGAAATAGCACAGCAGTTCGAAGAAGAACTACAAGAACTTCTTAACCGGTATAAAGATAAAATGTCTACCCCACAAATAATGCACATTGCACAGCCTATCTTTACTAAGACAATCGGAATAAGAGACAATCCAGAAAGGCTCTGTTCATCAGAAGAACACCTTAAACAGCTACTAGCATCAGGACCAAGCTTCCTGGAAAAGCATGCTTTCAAAAGAGAATTCAAATGCATAGATTAATAGCAATGGACGTTGAAACACACGGTGACTACTTACGGGATAAAGATGCACGTATCCTGTGCTGTGGTGCATATGGTGATGGTATTGATACAGTGTTTGACTTTGATGACGAGAATCAAAAGCAGCAGTGTATTGATTTAGTGGCAGACCACAATATAGATATTATCTGGCACAATTGCTTGTTTGATAACGGTTGGTTCTACATTAAGTATGACACAATGCCACAAGGTATTATACATGATACAATGACACGAGCAGCATTGATTGATGAGTACGCACCACTTGCTCTTGATGAATGCTGTAAACGTGCAAGAATACAGGGTAAGAATAAATCAGAGACAATTGAAGCATGGTTTGAAGACTGGCAGAAGAAAATGAAAGGCTGTGCTAAAGGATTAAAGAAAGGCATGGTCCAGGATAATCAGGTCTTCAATCCTGACACAGGTGAGCCTTGTGATCTTACAGATGGTGAAATGACTGCACTGATTGCTGATGCCTGGAAAGGTGATGTGTGGGACAATGCTTTGTTCCTGTGGCGAGAGTTCCCTGAGTTTAAAGAAGCCATGATAAAATACAACCTGCAGGACTGTAAAGCAACATACAATCTGTTTCATGCACAGGAAAAGCAGATGACTAATCTGCAGAACGTTTATAATATGGAATGCAGACTTATTCCTATACTTCTTAAAATGAAGAAAGTAGGTATAAGATTTGATACTAAACGTGCAGATGAGCTTATTGAAAAAGTATCTGCTAAAGAACAGGAAGTAGAAAAGAACCTTATCAAGCGCTTTGGCATCAATGGTGAAATCATCAACAGTTCAAAGAAGCTTGGTGAAGCACTCAATGCTATGGGTATCAAGTCACCAGTCAAGACTCCAACAGGTAACCAGTCCTGGGCTGAAGGTGCTTTAGTCCGCATTCATCATCCGATTATACCTGCTATATTCGAATACAAAAACTACCATTCTATCTTAAGTAAGTTCTTACAAGGTTCATTGACACGTTCAGTTATTGACGGTCGTATACACTGTGACTTTTTACCTATGCTTCGTGAAGAAGGTGGAGGTGGTACAGTTACAGGACGCTTCTCTTGTATGCGACCTAACCTGCAACAGATCCCAGCACGTAACAAAGGTCACGGTGAAGATTTCTCACAGGACATGAGATCACTCTTCTTGCCGGAAGAAGGACAGATGCTTGCTGCTGATGACTATTCACAAATTGAAGCAGTGTTACTTGCCCACTTTGCTAAAGGTCCACAGGCTGAATGGTTTCGTGAACAGATGCGCCAGGGTAAAGATCTCCATAACATTGTAATGGGTATGACTGGTATTACATATAGACCAGTCGTTAAGACATTCAACTATGGTTGTATCTATGGTATGGGCTGGCAGACAGCAATGGAAAAGAATTATAACTTGTTTGAGAAACTTGCTAAAGAAGAAGGTAAAGACATTGAAACGTTTACAAAAGAGATATATAACAACTATCATGCTAAGTTCCCGGTTGTACGCGACACAATGAAAGTGTGCCAGGAAGTTGCTAAGCTTCAGGGATTCATTGATACAATGGGTGGCAGACGTTTGCACAAGCCTAAAGCAGTGTATGACCCTGCAACTGGTAAGGTAAATGATTATCTGTACAAGATGCTTAATAAACTTATTCAGGGAACAGCAGCTGATATTCTTAAGCAGGCATTGCTCACAGCTTATGATGCTGGCATATATGACGTACTTACACTGCATCTGTTGGTACACGATGAGCAGGTTAACTCTGTACCGTTCACGAAAGCAGGTACTGAGGCAGCAGTAGAACTTCAACATATCATGGGTAATGTATATAAAGATAGATTGCTTGTACCTATTAAAGCATCATGTGAGCTAGGCCCTAACTGGGGATACTGGTCAGATGATATATATCTGGAGATGCAGAAAGGTAACTTTGACCCTGCATTCTTTAATAAAGACTATAAGGAGACACACTAATGACATACATGCTGTTTAAGTCACAAGTAAAGCGTAGGTCAGTATACATAGGCAATTTTAGATGTGAAGAGTGCAATTATAATGTGAACGTTGAAACAAGCAATAAGTTTTATATACCCAAGTGTAAAATCTGCAATAAGCCTATGAAGGAGGTATACTAATGAAAGACATATTGTTATGGCTGTGGCAGTTACCACAGAATATTATTGGTGGTTTATGTACTTTAAACTATGACATGTGGCATCCATATTATGCTGCAGATGGAGAACTGGTTGAAGTATACTTTAAACCATGGCTTAGATCTGGTGTATCTCTTGGTGATATGATAATCATCGACAGTATGTACTATGATGCTATATCAGATAATGCTTTATTTAAGTGCATATACCATGAGCATGGACATCAGAGGCAGTCAAGAATACTTGGCCCGTTATATCTTATTATAATCGGTATACCGTCATTGCTTGGTAATATAATATTTAGACTGTTTAAGATTAATTCTAGGTACTATTATAAATTGCCCTGGGAAGCCTGGGCAGATAAACTTGGAGGTGTGAAACGATGAAAGACTTTTCATGGACCTTTGGCTCAGCTAACTATATTGAAGTAAAAAGAATCAATTGTGTTAGTAGTTGTGCTTATTTTACTTATGATGAGCACTTAAAAATAAAAGTAGCTTGGACAGTATCTTTCTTTACTGAAGGTGAGTGGGAGCAGGTATTAGCTTGTGTTAAACAGGCTAAGGATATACTTAAAAAGATGAAGAGGTTATAATGAATAAGTATGCTGTTTATGGTATAATTAATATGGACATAACAGTTAAAGCTGGTACTATAGAAACAAAGGGTCTTACGCTTCGTGAGACGTTTAACTTAGCATCACAAATATTTATATACCCAGAAGGTATATACATAAGGAGGATATATGACAGTGAGATGTAAATGCTTGAAGCTTGGTCCTGGTGCCCTTGACCCAGTATACAAGACAAAAGAAGCAGCATGTGCTGATGTAGCTTTACCAGATCATCTGGTATTAAAACCCGGTGAGATTAAAATGGTTCCATTACAAATTGGTTTTGATATACCAAACGGTTATAAGATTATAATGTACCCACGGTCAAGTCTTATGATTAAGTATGGTATTGTACAGCCTACGTCTATCATAGACTCTGACTATTCAGGAATGGAAATACATGCACCATTGTATAATACATCAAACAGACGTATTGAGTTATCAGCAGGTACACGTGTAGCACAGATAGAGTGTGTACCGGTATGTGACTGTGCAGATTGGAAGCATGAAACTACAGAAAGAACAGGTGGATTCGGTTCCACAGGGAGTAAGTAATGAAACTTATTCCGATGTCAATTCAATATATGGGAGCCTTTGATCTTCCATCAGAGAATGATATTCTTGTATTCATCGGCAGATGCGCAGGTGAAGCATATGCCAGTAAGATGGATAGAGAAGCATGTATGAAAAGAGCACTTGGCTGTATCAAGCGAGGACATCATTCAGTGTTTGAACATATGAATATTACACTTAAGTCTACTGTAGATCGTGGTACATCACATGCTCTTGTACGTCATAGACACTGTGCTGTAACACAGTCTTCAACTATCTACCAGAAGTTCCAGGAGATAGAAATCATTGAGCAACCTGATGTAACAGAGTTCGAGCTTGAGTGCTACAGACATGATGAAATCGCATACCAGCAATTGCTTAACTATGGTAAAGCACCATCACGTGCCAGAGACGTATTACCAACAGAGCTTGCTACTAATGTTATTATTACAACAAACCTGCGCCAGTGGATGTATATGCTCCAGAGACGTAATGGTCCTGGTGATTCAGATAACATGCATAGATGGGACGATATGATACGGGCATGGTTTGAGGATCTTTATCCTCAAATAACTCTTGCATTTGATACATGGTATGAGAAACACCCTCTGTAAATAAAAACCCCAGTACTGTGAAGGAGATACGCAGTACCGGGGAAACCTTTTTCTTGGAGGAACAGGTTTTAAGCTCTTCCGAGTTTTTCCAGCAAGTCTGTCCAGTGCTCACGGTCCACGTAATATTCTGGACAGCGTTTACCAGACCAGTCATAATGTCTTACGAGTGGCAGGCTAGGCATATAAGTATCAAGCAATTCTTTTAACGTAGCAATAGACTTATCACTAAATCTTCCTTCTACATTTTCAGGTATTACTTCAATACCAATCGATGAATAGTTTCCAGGACGACAGCCAGCATGCCATGCTGCTTTGTCCATTGGCCAGCACTGTAAGCATACATCATCTTTGATAATGAAGTGTGCTGATGGTTCACCATTACTTTCAATCCAGTACCTACGTACCTGCTCTGGTGTCTGTCCAGGATATGGACCTACCCAGTGAATTGTTACAGTGCTTGCTCTTCCATTGTCAAGACCATTGTGTGTGTTACACTTAGCATCGTCCGGGATATAATCTACAATAAGCTTCATTACATTACCCCCTGCACACCATTAAGTATATCATCTAACTTAGCAGCCACAGGTGGCATTATAGCCCTACGTCTTTTAAGTGCATCCTGATATCCAGCCTCGAATTCAGGAGAACCAAATGAACTTAAGTCAAGATTATTTACCATATATACTTCTGGTGCATACTTATCATAATCTTCGTCATCGTCAGGGTCTCCAGTATACGTTGCATTATATGCGTCTCCTGATGTAAACCACTCAAGGTCTGATTTAACGTCTTTAATTGTCTCTTCTATATCATGCACTATATCAGAGTCCTGTCCTGCAAGGCGTAATGCCTGTGTAAGGATTTTAAGTAAAGCATTATCTTTTTTAATGTTGTGCTCACATAATAGTTCTACAGTCATTTTTTTAGGTTGTTCTGTCATACTCTACCACCTGTTATCATGAGGAGTGTCTCTAAGACCCTCAAGAAGGTTATCAAGACCTTCTGCCTGTTGTTCACCGAAGTGATTATCAGAACCTCTTAAGCGCTCTGCATCTTCTGGCAACTTTTCCCATTCTCCAAGTATACTGTTTACTTCAGGATTATTCATGACTGATGGTAATGGAAAATCAGGATTCAAGTTTTGCTGTTCTGCCTCAGGGAAATATTTATTCCAGTATTTCTTTGCAAGATCAGTAGGCTTGTATGTCTCTGACTCTGTGTTTGCATTCTTTACAGCTTCTTCAATGATATCTTTGAACGAGCCTTCATGTGCAGTTTTTACTTTATTAAGTAACCAGTCTGTAACTGCCTCATTACCTTCTGATAATGCATCTTGTATAAGAGATCTATAAGTCATCTCCCCACCATTATTAATAGCATCATCAACCAGTTTAACTTTTGCTGGGTCCATTTGTTCCTCCTATAGGAAATTAGTTTTGTGTGTCAGTTCCAGGTATAACACTAATGATATACCTGAAATCATTATAACAAGTACTGATATAAGACTAATCAGTACTTTCTTCAATTGTCTGTTCTTCGTCTGTTCTATAACCAGCTGCTTGTAGCAGTCGTTGAACTGCTGATTGATAGAGGTCAAGCTCTCGGATAATGTCTTCGATGTCTCCTCCCATTCCTTCGCTCTTTGTTGCGATATGGTCAAGTTCTCGGATACAATCCTCAATTGCTCTGTCACGAACTCTGATTCCTTCTTCAGCTCTATCAATTTGTCTCTGATGCTCAAGTACTGACTGCTCAGTGTGTCTTGTAGTAGTACAGGCACACAGGCACAGACAACAAATACCAAGAATAATTTTCTTAAGCATTTCATTTTTTCTCCTTTATCTGTTTCATTTGTTGTGTATACACTTTACGTGTACGTACAAGCTCAAGAATAATTTCCTCTACCCACCGTTTCATTCTGTCCTGGAACTCTGGTGTCTTGAACTCAGGGTTCACATTCTCGGCATATACCATAGCACATATTTTATTCTGTTTGCTTGTGATATATGCCTGGTCATCTGTGATATGATTAAACGTTATCCATTTAACAATCTCATCATATACAATTTCCAGAATGTACTTAGTACGATAGCCACCATACTTATGACAGTCTTCATTTGACATCATAGGCTCAATCTTACCTATCAAGCCTCTAAGATATTCATGTGCAAAATCACACTGTTCTCTTATAATAGCTCGTTCGGTAAAACTGGCCTGTGATTCACCACCAACTGTTATATGGTCAGTTTTAATCTGTACCTTGAAGATCTTAGCAAGTACAGCCAGTACAACAACTAGAATAATGAAAGAAGGAACATTACTCCAGAACGTAGGACTAGTAAGAATATTTGTAATACCTTCCATATATCCTCCTAGAAGTACTGGTTAACAATTGCTGTAGCTTCAGCAGTAGACATTGCTACAGGTCTTGTAGCAACGGCAGCATCGATCTTACTATCAACTGCGTTACTATCATCATAACTCTGCAAAGCTGTACTGATAGCATCTGCAGTTTTTTGTGTTGTCTGAGCTGACGTGTCATAGTCTTCAAGTGCATCATCAATTGCATTGTCTACAATGTGATTGATGTCTGAAGTGATACCTGCTACCTTTGTATTGATTACGTTATCAATAGCAGAGTTTACCATCTCTGGAATTTCAGACTTGTTAGCTTTACCGTTCTCAAGAGCAGTTACACGATTATTTGTATTGCTAAGATCTGAAGCATCTGCTTTATTGTTCTCAAGAACAGTTGCTCTGTCTCCAAGAGCAGTTATAGCTGCACTGTTATTGTTTGCAATCTGTCGTGTCTGCTGAGCATAGGTCTTATCAGCTTTATTAGTAAGCTGTTGACTCATAGTCTCAGGTGACACTGTGTGGTTTTCAAGGTGGTTAATTCTACCTTTGATACTGTTAGCAACGTTGTTGTCACCAATAGCATCTTCAACAGTTTTAACACGACCTCTAAGACCATGCTGGTCATCGTCCCCGATAGCATTCTTAGCATCGTTTGCTATCTGGCGTGTTTCCTGAGCATAAGTCTTATCAGCTTTATTCTGGTTAAGTTGCTGGATGTCTGTGGTATGCTGAGCAGAAGTTGCGTTAACTGATTCAACAATTCCGTCAACTTCTGACTTGTCATACACTTCGACGCCATTCATCATTTTAAAACTCATTATTGCTTCTCCTTGGCCATTCTAAGACCTGTAGCTTTTATTTCCATTGTTTCAGCTGATGTAGTCTGTTCACCACCTTCATGTTTCTCTGCAAGCAAGAGCTGGTGTGTATAATGCCAAAGTGCACCATATGTCTTTACACATTTAACAGTGCACATGTCATTCATACCGTCTACATTCAGCATTTCAAGTTTCTCTTTAAAACATTCACGTAGTACTTCTTCTTTGTACTCAAGGTCTTTAATATCCATAAGTTACCCCCTTACAGCTACAAAATTGAAATGTGCAGGGTCATCAAAGAACACTACACGAATTACTTTACGCCAGCCAAGTTGTCTTGATCTGACGTAATTACCAGTCATACCTTGGAACAGTTCCCAGGTATCAGTACCATTTGAAATAGCAATGATAGTACCATCAGTCTCAGCTGGTACTTGAGCAGATATAAGAATATCGTACACAGTACCAGCAACCGGTGTAAATGTTTCTGGTACGGTAATAGTTGTTGTTGCAGTATTACCTGTACCACTTACTGCTATACTTTCAGCAGTTACTCTTTGAATAAACATATAGTCCTCCTGTTATATAGAAGCACTGCTCAACGAGCAGGAATTAGTTTATACTAGGCAAACATAGCCTGTATCTCTGAAGTTGAAATAGGCTTAATTGGCATAAGACTTCCAATAAGCTTGATTGCACCTTCAACGGTTTTTGTATTACCGATATCATGCCACACAATACTTGAGTTCTCTACTTCAGCGTAGTAGTACTCTTCAGTATCTTCCTGGAATGCAACATCACCATCAGATACATTAGTTGTAGTATCTGCTTCACGTGCTGTAGCATCGGCATAAGTAAGATCTGCAAGCACTACTTCTGGCTCAGCAGACATTACCTTGTCCTGTTTTGTCGGGATATCAAGGTTCTGAAGCTTTTCATCTACCTCAGCAGATGTGTCATAACCTGACAAATCTGTTTCTGTACTTACAGCAAGAAGGTCAAACTTAAGTACTGGGCTCTGTGTAGTACCTACATTAACTACTACAATATTGATACCTTCAAGAGGTTCAATATTTGCTCCATCAATGAAGTTTGCATCTGTTGTAAACTTATTTGTAATATTGTATACCCAACCAGGCATAACTTCTGTGAGTTTTGTCCAGTTACCATTAACCTGCTGCCAAAGACCTACAGAGTTAATAGACGGGCTTGCTTTGTTAGCAGAAGCTAAGTAAGCAGTATCGGCATAGATAGCACTACCTTTCGGTGTGTAGATATTAGATAACTTACTATTGAGCTTCTGACTCAAGGCTTGTGTGTAGGCACCTAATGCCTCTTGACTTACAAACTTAACTTCTGACATAATTTACTCCTTATTAAAAACCAATTGGTGGAACAGGTGGAAGTGGAGCTCCGGCAAATGGTCCTGGGCCAGCATTGAATGTATATCCTGCAGGATAACGTACTACACCCTGCATACGCACATCTGCTTTAAGATCCTGAACCTGGTCACGGAGTCTCTGGATTTCGCTCTGGTCCATCTTGCTGCTGAGAGCATTGAAACGCTTCTCATTTTCAAGATTAAGTCCTGCAATCTCCTGGCGAATAGAACAGCAACATTCAGCCTGCTTAGCCTGCACTTGCTGAAGTGTTACAGCATTTGCAGCAATGTCACGCTGAAGCTCCATGTATTTGTCTGAGAAGTTTGCAGCCAGGTCATGATAGATCTGGTTTACATTGTTATTGATATCGCGGTTCTGGTCCTGAAGGTCATTAAAGTTCATGCTATTCTGAAGCTGTGAAGCAGATGCAGGAGCCTGGTCACCTGTCATAGGTATAGGACCACCACGGTTCCAGCCACCTCCAAAGCCACCCATCATAGCAAGAAACGCCAAGAACATAATTCCCCAGCTTCCGCCCATGTCACCACCGCCAACTGTTACATTTGGCTGTCCACTTGTAATTTCCATAATATACCTCCTAGTATATTAAGATAAAGATTTATTTATAACCTTAACAAGGTTAGTTTCCATTTTAACAGCACTAGTTTCCATTTTTTAAAGACTGCACGTAAGCTTTACACTGCTGTATAAGTTCCTTTGCCTGTTTACCTGTAAGAGGCTTAGAAGTGTAATCTAGCCTGTACTCAGGATCTGAGTACCAGATACCTATATTACTTCCTGCAATAATTCTTCCAGTTGATGTAACACATAAAGAGTACCAGTAGCCATTTGTCTTATTTGACTGGGTCCAATTTATACCGTTATCATCGGAGTACCAGACACCAATACTACTGCCACTGCCTGCAATAATTCTTCTGGTCGATGTAACACATAGAGCATTAAATGTTCCATCTGTCTTATTTGACTGGGTCCAATTTATACCGTTATCATCAGAGTACCAGATACCACTACTACTTCCTGCAATAATTCTTCCTGCCAGTGTGACACATAAAGATGTCCAATCTTCATCTGTCTTATTTGACTGTACCCAGTTTACACCATTATCATCAGAGTACCAGATACCTATATTACTTCCTGCAATAATTCTTCCAGTTGGTGTGACACATAGAGCATGCCAATACCCGTCTGTCTTGTTTGACCGTGTCCAGTTTACACCATTATCATCAGAGTACCAGATACCATTATCAGCAAAGGTACATGCAATAATTCTTTCAGTCGATGTGACACATAAAAACGTCCAGACGCTATCTGTCTTATTTGACCGTACCCAGTTTACACCATTATCATCAGAGTACCAGATACCTGTATCACTTCCTGCAATAATTCTTCCAGTTGATGTAACACATAAAGAGTGCCAGTAGCCATTTGTCTTATTTGACTGTACCCAGTTTACACCATTATCATCAGAGTACCAGATGCCATTACCACTAGCATTACATGCAATGATTCTTCCAGTCGATGTAATACATAGAGCATGAAAACTGCTATTTGTCTTATTTGACTGCACCCAGTTTGTACCAGCACTACTCACTAATTTATTTAGTATCATATCTGTACTCCGTATTGTTTAGCAACTGCATCGAGGTCCATACCACGTTCCTTGTATAACTTACGTAAAGCTTTCAGTTGCTCTGATTTAGTTTTACCGGCAAACATCTGCTGTGCTTGCTGCCACTGTTCAGGATGCTGTGCAATCATACCTTGCATAGCGTATTGCATAAGTGTAGCTTGAGGATTTTGTACAGCATTCATTGCTTGAAACATGTCCATTAGTTGCCTCCTAGTTCTCTGTCAGCATAAGCTTTAAGCTGCGTTATAAGTTCCTGTGTAGCAGCCTCATCGAGATATGTAGGAAACTCATACGTATCAGCAAGCATGTCAGGATTTACATTACCTTCTGTACCTGCAGGTATTACCTTCTTTTTAATAATCATTATGCACCTCCTACTAAGTTATTACAATATGCCTGAAAAAGTGTTACAAGTGCCTGTGCACCATTTTGGTCAAGATACTTTCCCCTTGCATTTTTAGCAGGTGTTATTTCTGGGTCAGAGTACCAGATACCAGTATCACCGTCAAAACTGCCTGCAATGATTCTTCCAGTTGATGTGACACATAAAGCATACCAGTATCCATCTGTCTTGTTTGACTGAGT